CTCGTGGCTGGCATCCACAAGACGTTCTACAAGTATCTCGACCACAAGGTCTTCCGCTTGAACACGACCAACCTTCGTGCTCAGATTACGTCTGACCTTCAGGATAAGCTCAACATGATTAAGCGTAATAATCCGGCTGGCTTGATTGACGGCGTCGTGATTTGCGATAACACCAACAATACTAAGGAACTTATCGACCAGAACTTCCTCATTGTTGACTTGAAGTTGCTTCCGCCGAAGAGCGCACGCTGGATTATCCTCCGTACGTCTGTCGAGTCCACCAAGAACGGAAACACGATTTCCACCGAAATCATTTCGGGCTAAGGAAGGAGGTGATTTATGGCACTTAGTGAAGACCAAAAGAAGAAAGTATTCTGGGCTGGCGCGATTGACCATCTCGTCGACCCGGTTCGTAGCACTCGCTGGCGTATGATCATCCCCACCGACATTTTCCGTCTCGTGGGTGTGAACTGCACCAACGGCGTCCACTTTGGTACTGAAGGCGGTGAGGACGAGTACGCTCTGCACGTACAGAGCGGTGCTAAGATTCCCGCTGTCAAGATCAAGGACGCGGCGATTAAGTACATGGGTTTTGAAAAGTTCTTCCCGGTTCAACAGGAAGGCTTGGCAAATACGATGGATATCAAGATTTTGCTTCTGGAAGACATGAGAGCGTTTGAAATGATGCTCGGATGGAACCAGACTTGCTTTAACCAAGGTATCTTGTCGAACACCGGTACTAACGACGCTATCCACGAATCCGACCGTACCGCTAACGAGGGGAACAACCAAGTATATTTGGGTCTCGGTCAGCAAGAGAACCACAACAACACCTACGCTGGTCTGTTGCGCAACGCTTCTGTCCGTCTCGAACTGTACGACTGGATGTACGGTAATGTTATCCTCAGTGTTCTGCTAGTGAACTGCTGGCCGAAGAACGTTGACGCATCTAGCTTTACGCTTGATTACGACAATGCCAAGCTCGGCACGTTCAGCGTCCAGTTCCGTTACGACCGCTTCAACCTTTACATTCCGCCCGGATATAAGGTTATCTAGTCGGTGTGGCGAGGTATTAGCCATAGAGAACGGCCCCGAAAGGAGCCGTTTTCTTGTATTTTGTAATAATTTGCATTATAAACTCCGAATTACTACTTTGGCGGTTATGGAAACTCCGGAAACATACCCAGAAATCAAGACCCCGTCGAACGAGGCTATCAAGACTATTCGCTCTTGTGTGGCGAAGACCCTTGATATTACCGATTCGAAAGGTAAGCTCAGTTTCAAGGTGGTTTTTGAAAACTTTGCCAATAATATGGGTATAACCGTAGTCGACTTGCTGTGCCTTCGATTACAAGAACAGGTAAAGCTCAACGAGTTGCTGTATCGAAAGCAGTTGGTCGAGTGGTACAAGTTTGCCGTATCGAAAAAGATTATCGACCCCAAGAAGTGCGAAATTAAACTACCGAAACAGACTATGGCTGGTTTGAACCGAGATATCAAGCGCATCACGAGCTATGTCGAGTTCATTACCAAAGCCCACGACGATGTCGCGAAGTTTCCGTCAACGGTATCGAAGGAAATGAAGAAGTCTAGGAGCGGATTCGAAATGGGTCTGGTGTTCTAATGAGGAATGTATGATTAAGGAAAATAAGCTCAATAATCTAATCGAGGACGACGAAATCAAGAAGTTACGAGATTATCTGGTCGAGACATTGGATAGCACTGGTGAAGACGGATTGCCTAGCCTTGAAAAGATTAAGTACAATGCGACGTTCAATATGGGAGAGGGAGCTGCTGAAATCGGCACCCTTCTATTCCAAGAGAAGAACAAGCTCGAAACTATGGAAGACGAATACCGGGTCGCTCGCAAGAAGAAGTACGAGAGCATTATGAACGAGCGTATGGCGTTCAATCCTACATCTGAAGGTGTACGGATTATGGTTGACGGTGACCCGGAGTTATCAAGCCAGAAGAAGGATTTGGAAAACCAGCGTCTGTATGTGGAATTATTGGTGAGTATGCAAGAAACAATCCGGTACTATCCAAGAAACGCTCAACATTTGATCAATGTGGCGACTTTCGGTAAGGATATCGGCAAGATTTTGTAGGTATATATGGAAGCTATAATAATCGGCATCGGTGTTGACATTGGCCTTGGCTTACTATTTATCATAGGCAAGAAACTATTCTTGACGATTCGAGATTATTATAGGCATTCTAAGGGTATTTACATTAAATTTGAAAACCCGACGGTTACAAAACAGTCTCCGGTCGACAAGAAGGAAATCGACGACGAGGTTCAGAAGGCCGTCGAAAACTTGGTTCCGACTCTGGCTGAACGCATCACGAAGCAAGTAGGTAATGATTACGCGAGAGAGAAATTATTTGGCAGTGTATGGAACGGAAAATCGCAATCAAACGAAACATATACCCCTCCTCGTTGGGAGGCCGAACGCCGTCGGGAAAGGCTTTGCGGCATATCGTGCGAGCCGGGTCTGACGATGCAAGACATCTCGGCATCTACGCCTAACTCGTCCAAAGCACAACTGGAATTCGAGACATTCATACGCAGTATTGCTGACAGTCACCACGCGACCCCAAAAGATAAGAAACTTTGTGAATCCATAATCGATGGCTATAAAACGGCTATGGATGACAAGCCGAAAAGAGTCGCCGAGGCATTTCAAGCCCATTTGGACTATGTTAAAGACGTGATTAAGTGTATGGAAGAATGGGGGGAGATGCCGGTTCCTTCGCATATCCGCACGAAGATGGTCAATGCCGAGTCGGTGGATGATTTATTGGATGCTGAAGACGAATACCATAAAATGGTGTCCGCACATTTTCGCGGTAGGAAATATAAATCGTTGCTGGAAATGCACAACAATATTACACGTGTTGGAAAAGAGCACAACCGTCCTACACGCGTTGAACACGATGAACAACCTTTTATGCTCACCGATCTTGCGTGAAAGAAGTCTGGGGACAGCTATCCTAAACTACGTAGTAGCGCGAAAAAGTGGACAACTGTATTGGAGTAACTATGGCCGAGAATGTAGACCCGAATGCATTTTTTAACATAAAGAATATCGGTTCCAAACCAGCGGCGACTGATGAACCGAAGCAAGATAATGTATTTAACGAATTTGAACACCATCTGAACCTCCCGATGGGTTCCACCCAAGAGGCTCTGGATAGTGCAAAGCAGCTTATCGCACAGACAAAGTCCTTGTCAACCCAAGCGTTGGCAGTACAGTTTGAAGAAACCAAGTTTGACGATATTCAAGCCGAAGACATCAATGACGAGGTACTGCGTAACGACCGTGCCAGAATCCGCAAGGAGGCTCACGAGTTGTACGATATGGGCAAGAACATGCTCAAGTATATGTATGACCAGGTTCGTACGCAGATCGACCCCGGTGACAAGATGTGGGCTGCCGTCGCCAATATGATTACTTCTGTAACCAATTCCTTGAACAACTTGAACAAGATGACAAAGGACTTGCGTGAGGAAAATGAACACGATACCGAAAAACGTATCTTGTCTGGTGAAATTGCTGAAGGCGATGTTCAAGATTACGACATGTCGCCACAGCAAGCCAACAAGCTCATTGCTGCGTGGACTGCTGATGCCGAGGCGAAGGTTCAAGCTGAAATCAAGGCTACAGCCGAGGCTAACGAACGTCGCCTCATTGCTCAGCATTCCAAGGAAACTGAGCAGAAACTTTTAGCTAGTGAGAATAACTAATGAAATTTGCAATCGTAGGAGATCTCCATCTTGGAGTAACTAATAAGAAGAGTCCTATCGGCAATGCTGTTGTCAAGGGACAGCACGCTTACATTGACCAGATGATTTCTGAATGGAAGGAAGCCGACGTGACACACGTCGTGTTCCTTGGCGATATTTTCGACAACGAACGGTTTATCGCAACCGACGTGATGGATTATGCGTTACGACTTTTCCGTGACAAGCTGGCCGATTTCAAGGTGTTCGTCATTGCCGGAAACCACGATATGCGCTACACGAACACCAGCGAGGTGTGTTCAGTGAGCTTCCTCGGCCTCATTCCGCACGTTACCGTATACGACGCCAAGATTGGGGTGGAACATTTCTTTGGACGCGAATGGATCTTTGTTCCGTGGATTCTCCAAGACAATATGGACAAGGTTAACAAGTGGTTGGTGAAGCTGTCGCGGTCTGGTGTCGAAAAGAGGGTCATCATAGGCCATTTTGACATCATCGGTGCTGCTATGGGTGCCGGTAATATATCGCAGAACGGTTTCGACTCGCAGCGTCTGCTCAATGCGGCTACCCTCACTTTCAGCGGCCACTACCACGTTGGGTCGGAGATGAACAGCGACGAATCGACGATTATCTACACCGGTACGCCTTACCATATGACCTTCTCGCACGTAGGTTCGACTCCCGGCTACTATATCGTGGACGATGAAGGCTGCGCTGAGGACGGTCCGCTTAATTTGGAATTCCGCGAAAACACGCTGTCTCCGCGCTTTATCGATGTCAAGGATGTCGATATCGACGCTCAACCAGCGGACTTGTCTAACTGTGTAGTACGTCTCTTTTCTGACAAGGCATGCTCTATGGAACAGTATGCGGAGGTCAAGACCAAGCTGGTAGACCGTAACCCGATTTACATCGACCAGTATTACTACGGTGACGACGGTACTATTGTCTCCGAGGATGGTGAGGTTATCGACGAGGAAGAAGCCAAGCGCATCTTGTCTTCCGACTCCTTGGGGATGGCTTCTATGTATATGGACAAGCATCCTGACATTTTGCCGGTATTGAATGACCAAAATGTGGACGCAAAGTCCAAAATTATCGAAATGCTTCGCGAATACGATGCAAAGTAGATAAAATGAAATAATTTATTTCGTGAACAATAAAAGGAAATCTATGGATATCCAGAAGAAAATCGATGATTTTGTGAACGGAGCTTTCAATGGAAAGGTTGCCTTCAACATCTTGTTTGTCTCGGACGAGACATCTCGCCTATCCGTGCTCCGAGGCTACAACGCGCTGAGCTACTTCAAGAAAAATTTTGCCAAGCTCGCCGATGTGAATTTGGTTTCGATGACCAGCAACGACTTCTGTCGTCTTAATCCGGATTTGACCAAGTTCAATGTACTCTGGATTGATAATGTCATTAACGAACGTATGAATTTTATGCTCGTGGACAAGCTCGATGACTATGCATCCTCACTCGTGGGGAAGAATGTCTTGGAACTCTCCGAGGCAGACCAAGCTCTCGCTCGTAAATTGCGTAGCCTTCACCTACGGTTTCTGTATGCTCTGGACGAGTTTGTCTGGGATGCCCCGGCTGGACGATCCAAGAGTATCGGCGCTTGCCGCGTGGTCGAAGATGCAATGTACATTGCGGATTCCGTCTTGACCCCGAACGCTGAGTTGCAGTATGCTTTGATTGACATGCACTTGGTCGCCAAAGACAAGGACGTTATCTGCATTCCGACGTTTGTGAATGACCAGTTCTACCCGATTCACCGTATGTACGAACGCTCGTCTCATTATGCGACTTCGATTCGTAACCCGAAGATTCTTATCAAGGGTACGGTGATTCCTCAGAATGTCCAGCAGTTCATTATCGAGGCTATGAAGCCTCGCGACCAGCGTGCCAAGGTGTTTGGTACTGACTACAGTATCACCATTTCGAGCGTTATTGACCTACGTCCGGAAATCTACAAGCTCATTAATGAGAATAAGGTGACTATTCTCCAGCATTGGGCTAGTCCGTATTTGGACAAGAGCAACGTGACCGAGACGATGGCCTACGAACGCGATACTGGCTTTGACTTTGTCATCAACACGATTCCGGACGAAATCAACGACAATCCGTACGAAATCACGAACCTTGATACCGACTGCGTGCTGGCGGTCGCCGAAGGTGCCGTGGCTATCGCCGGTGTCCGCGATGCTGGATTCAGCGCAGAAAATCACATTTGCGTTGCCAGTAACCTCATCTTCGGTAAGGATGACCCGTTCACCAAGATTGCATCGCTTATTGAAAACTGGCGTATTGCAATTAGCTGGGACGCCGCCTACAAGAAGCAGCGTGCTCTTCTCAACGAACGCCTTATCGGAAGTCGTAGCGTGATGGGTGGTTTCTTCCACGCTATGCTAGGTCGTACGTTGTCTGAACGCTATGCCAAGACTGTCGAACAGACTGTCGCGGCAGAAAAGGCGAAGCTCGCCGAACAGAATAAGAACAAGAAGGACATGTAATGAAGTTTTGGGTAACCAAATACGACGTTTCTAGTTTCGCTGCAGATACCAAAGGCTACAAGGATATGTTCGTAGCGGCCCCGTTCATTGTGGGCGATCCGTTCGACGATGTCGAGCTTGCACAGCAACGATGCGACGAGCTGTCTGCTACCGAATGTGGCGACGAGGTCGAGTTCGATATGCAGAACGGCAAGCACTACAAGGGTCCGAGGTACATCTATCGAATCGGTGAATCCGATAAGTAGGTTAGTCTATGTCAAAGATCAATGATTTGTTGGATAACACCGACGAGCAGACTCGCACATATATGCAGACTGCAAGGACTATGATGGCCGCCAACCACGGCCTCGTTCTTGACCGCGATCCAGCCGAAGTTATGCGCGAGAACAACAAGGGTCTTCACGAAGTCGCGAAGATCATCAAAAAGAAGAAGGGTATGGTTAGGCAACAGACCGTTGCTAATCCGGTGGTTCAGACGGTCGCCCCACCGACCGTGGAAACAAAGGTTCAGAACGCTCCGATTACTGACCAAAATATGGCAAGTCAAGGCTATGACCGCTATATGGAATCGATGATGGCTCGTCCCGCACCGCAACCCCCGCAATCTTCTGCTCAGTACGTCGAGACTATTGAAGACACGCAGTCTTACGTACAGAGTCCGCAACCGATACAAGTGACGCAAGAACCTGTAGCGGAAGCGGTACAACAGCCACAAGTGCAAGTACAAGAACAGCCTCGGATGGAGCTTTCTGCCTTCACGCCGAGACCCTATGTGCAAGCACCCATTCAGCCGCAGCGTCCCGTTCAGCCGGTACAGCAGATGCAACCTGTCGTGCCTCCACCAGCACCCGTGCAGATGCCTTCCCCTGTTCAACCGCCGCAGCATCAGCAACCGATGGCAGACCCGTTCGGGGTGGGTCCGGGTCAGTATCGGTTTGCCGATTCGCAACCAAAAAAGGTCGTACCTCAGCAAGTACACGACTACGAAGCCTTCAGCGAAATCCGTGGATTGCCGTCCACTGGTGCGCTGTACGGAAATCCCATAACGGGACAGGCGTTCAAGTTAATGGACTTGCTGATGCTCAACGATATCGATTCTGAAAACATTACAACGGTGTTCAACGAGCTTTACGCTCGACGCATCCGTGGTGTGGAACCGGAAGACATATTGTCGTGTGATGAACCGTACATCCTTCATTGGTTGCGTGCGTCCTCGTTCCCAGACCAGTTGCTTCCCGGAATACTTTGGTTTGAATGCACTGAATGTGGTATTCGTAATGAAGCTCCAAAGAACAGCAAGGGGTTCGATGTCGGATTCTTTAATCTAGAATTCAGTATTGCTGGTGACGTTAATGCCATATTGGCGAAGCATGCCGCCAACGGCTATTACGCGTTCCGGCTTCCTGACGGAAGGGAGTGCGATGTATATTTGAGACGTCGCTATCACGATCGTGTTGTCGATGAAGCGGTGAATCAGTATGCAAAGGACATCGGCAAGCCGATGCCTCAGTATCTCCGTGAAATCATCAAGGTCGCCGTGGTACTTGAAATCGAAGAATGCGAATCGCTGAACGAGAAAATTGACTACTTGTCGAACCTAAACGTTGCTGACGCTACGAAGATGTTCAACGAGATAAATGCTGCAAGTTTGACGACCAATATTTTTGCCAAGATGAAGTGTCCGAAGTGCGGAAAGGAGGTACGAGTTGTATATCCCTTTCGTCTCGACCACTATATTTCCAGTCTATGACAAGATAGCGTTAGTCCGTGACAAGTGCCTCATATCCGATATGATCCACACTTCGATACTGGATTGCGACCAGCTTTTCATACCGGAGTTCCTTGAGGTCAAAAAATACTGCGTAGAGAAGTTCAGCCAACTCTATGCGGCTGAAGAGGAAGAGTCTGGGCAAGAAATTGCAAGCATGATTGGCGCAAGATAGGCGTTGCCGTGAGGCGACGCCTTTTTTGATGCCTAAAACTTATAAACTGCAGATAACTGAGTCGAGATGAATAATGGCTACTGTGGACATCAAAAATGCGGTAAAGGCCGGTATGTTGGAGGCGTTCGCCGAACAAGAAGCCGTCAAGGCTCATCAGAGCCTCGTTGACTTCCATGAGGCTAATACAAGTGAGCCGAAATCCGACCCGATGGCCACTGTAATAGAAAACCAGTATTCTATTATCGAACTATTCAAGAATTTCAATGACCGTACGAGTGGTATAGGAAATGCGGCTACCGCACAAGAAAGTTACGGCCAGTCTGGTTTAGCACAACAGGCTATGGCTTCTAGCCAGAATAGTATGAGTCTCGGTAACAACTTTACTGGCGATATGGTTGCCGGTAATGGTTCCATCCGAAATATAATTGTCAACCACGGGATTGTGTTTACCGACTCTTCTGGCGGAATCGTACAAGGCGGTGTTTCCAATGTTGGTGCCGCACAGACGGTGTCACCGTTGGCCGGAAACGCTACTGAATCTAATGACAACATATCTTACAAGGCCGGACTCGTTGGTGATGAAACCGACCGAGTTCAATCAAAGATAGATCATGAGGAACGTAAGGCTTATCAAGAATATACTATGAAGCCGACCATGACGAAGCTATCCCAAGCATTGGACAAGTATCTGAAACAAGAAAATCAACCGTTGACGGTTGGTGATTCTGGTTTTGGTTTGCCTGGGTTCTTGGGTTCGCTTATCGGCGGTGCAATCGGTACGATTGGTGGTCTAGCCGTTGGATGGATGTCAGGACTTAAATCCCAGTGGAGCAAAATTGGTCAGTCTTTTGCCGGAGTATGGAAAAAAGCTACTGGATGGATGAAAGATCCCAAGCTTGGTAAAAACATTTCACGTATAGGCAATACGTTCCGCACGGTTCTTAACGGAATGAAAAATACCGTTGTAGGAAAGTTCAGGAGCATGGCGTCAGCTGTCGGTGAGAGTATAGGCGGAATGAAGTCCTCGTTTATGAAGACTATTTTGGGCTGGAAGAATGCGGTGAAGAATAGTGTCGTAGGTAAGGCAACGTCCGCCGTAAAAAGTTCGATAGGAAGCTTGGTTAACAATACCAAAAGCTTGGTTGGTATGATTAAAAATACAGCCGTATCGGCAATATCTAACTCGCCAGTAGGAAAAATAGGGAAGTCGGCTTTGTCTGCAGCCAAGACGGCTGGCTCCGCTGCGGCGATGATTGGTAAGAAACTTCCAGTCATTTCTGGAGTTTTTGGTCTTGCCGATGGTATCAAGAATTCATACGATATATACAAGAAAGGTGGCAGTATTTCGGATATTACTTCAACGGCGCTGGCCGGTGCGACCGATGCCTTGATGAATACGCTTGCTGTCCCGGAGATTGTTGGTACTGTAAAGGGTGCTATCAACGGTGCCATGAATGGCGGATTAAAGGGTGCTCTGAAAGGTGCTGGTTCTGGCTTCGTTAACGCTCGTAATGCCAACGAGGTTTCTATTGGTCAGTCGTTTGCCGCTGAAGTCGCTCACTTGGCTGGTAACGAGACTGAAACAACCAAAGCAATCCGTCGCGCAAATATGTACGGTTTGACCAAGGATCAAGTCGGCCTTATGAACATCAACGGAAACGCTGGTGGTTTCGGTACGGCTGCCGCACTATATCAGGGAGATAAGAAACTTGCGACTGGTTCAATGGTTAATACAAACAATCCGAACGCGAATACTGGTGATGAGGTTTCTGGAAAACGTATAAGCGAATCCGATAAGAATAAGGAAACTATTGAAGCAATGAAGGAAGCTTTTATAGAAGCTTTGACAAGTGAAGAAGTTAAGACAGCCAATGCCGAACAGGCAAAAACGACTGGCGAAGCGATTAACAGTTCGTTGATGGGATAGTAGCGTATGGTTGAGAAAAACGAAGTTAAAAAGTATCAGAAACGAGTCGGCCATACGTCAGGCCGAATGATTGAGCATCTGCCCAAGCCTAACGTTGTTCGTATTCAAGTGTTGGATGGACCGGCTCGTCGTTCGTACATGGGCGGTTTCCATAGCATCCTCGATGAATTTAGGATGACGATGCAAGACGCTTGCGCCACTGCAAGTCATTACAATATGTATGAGCCTTTTTATGGTATATTGGATATGAGTGCGGCGGCCGGACCTAGTATCGACGTGAAGGCAACGTGGAACCTACCGTCTTATAAAACTGGATTTTCGATGATGAATACGTTGCTTACCGCAGATGGATCCGGTGGTCCTATTGGATTGATTCCACGTTATGGAAACGGCCTTGCAAAATGGACTAATACCGCGTTGCAATCTATTGACAAACTGGCAACAACGTCTATGGAGTTTGCTGGTATGAAGAATAATTCCACCGGTAGCACCACGATTAAACAGTTTGAGAAGACTACCATAGGTGCTCACATGCCTTTGAAGTTCAAGTGGTACTTACCTGAACAAGAGCGGATGTGTCGCATATCGATTAAGCGACTAATTATGATGGCATATGTCCGTCCGATGGATATGGACTCTGCTACCATCATAAACGCGGCAATTAACGGTATTATAAACGCGGGCGGAAATGCGCTTGGTCAGCTTAGAGGTAGTGGAACGAGAGATACTAACAATCAGATTGGCACCGACGGAATGAACGAAGGTGGCGGAAACGTAGCTAATTCATCGGAAAATTCTACATCTGTTGGACAAAAGGCAAAGGAAATGATGAAGAAGATTGCTGGTGGTGCGGTGAACGTTTACAACAGCATAAACACGTTCTTCGGTGGCGAAATTACTGCTAACCCGCTCCCAGTACGAATTAGCGTCGGTCACTACTTGGACTTGGAACCTGTAGTGCTTACAGACGTTAAGATTTCCGCGTCAAAAGAACAGTTCATTTCTAAGGACGGAACCCACTTGCCTATTTGGGTATCAGCCGACGTTAATTTTGATTACTGGATGCAACCGGGTCCGACTAAGGACTTTATGTCGTTCCTTGGTAGCGAGGTCTTTGACGAATGGGTTAATTATGGCGATCCAAAGAGCGATAAGAATCAAGTTTCTGGCGGTATAAAGAAGAGCAAGTAAGGAGGGATTATGGCTACATCAGATGAAAAATTCCCTAGAATCCGTGACGACCAGTTCAATATCGCCGGGATGTTCCATATTCCTATGGCACAAAATGGTCGCCTTGACCGTGTAATAGGTGACCTTTACGGTACACCTACTATGTACAAGGCGTTCGCCGCTGCTAACGATATACGAAACCCCATGCAGTTACGTGGCACAATCAGGATTTCATCCGAAGCAATACATAACGAACTAGTTTTGAAGGGGTATAAGGGTGACGAGCTTACGCAAGCTGAAAAACAAGCTAACGAGGAAGTGGTTTTAGGAAACCGTGACTGGATTGGATACAGCGACCAGTTCAATGGGGTGATTACTGAGGCTGAAGGCGGCCAAAATTATGTTCTTCCAGACCCGAACAGCGTAGTTACATGGTACATGAAGTACAACGAAGTTAAAAAGGATGACTAATGGCAAGCGGACTTGGAACCAGTTTTAGCGTTACCGTGATATTGAATGACCGGATTTTCGATGCGAATGACATCGATAGTTTGTCAATTTCAATCCCAATTAATGAATTACCGTTTGGCACGGCTACAGTCCTTGTCACGAATCTACCAGATTTTCAGCTTGACAGCGGATGTTTCGGTCGGTTCGTTTTCCTTAATACTGGATATCCAGGAGTTGACGGAAGCGGGTTTCCATTCTTAATCACATCCGCCAAGCAATACCTAGTTAACGAAGGAACGATAGGTGTCAAATTTAACTGGAAAATGGCGTCCCCAGACTTATTGAAGAAAAATTCATTAGCGGTAAAAGGGTCAAGTCTTGATGCAATGCTAGATATTCTGAAAGAATATGAGGGAATCGCTCCGTATAGAAACCTTATTGTCGGTGACGCGGCTAACCTTACCGATACGATGACTTGGCGTTATATCAACTGTAACCTAGTCGACAAGCTCCGCACGACGGTCGACCATTCCGCGATGGTTGGCGACTATATGTTCTGGACGTATGACATTGTCGAACAGAGTATTATTATTTCATCATTGAATACATCGAAGAAAGTCAGTACGCCGATGGCTTGTATCTATTCTCAAGACGCAAGGACATCTACCGCAAGCTCTCGGTTTGTGGATTCTAACACCAAAAGCGAGGCGTGGCTATATTACCAAGAGGAACGGATGTCCAACAAGGGTGAGAACCTTACGGAATCGTTCCCAAACATAGTCCATTCGAGCGTAGACTCGAAGGGTAAGGCAGACGTGTCGAACTGCTACGGCGACTGCTACGATGCGTTGATGCAGCATTACGGAGCGATGAATGCCAAGCAGACCGCAACTAAGTTCAATTTACCTGACACTAAGTCGGTATATGGCGAACTAAAGGTTATAAATAACTTCCCAGGCAATGTTCATAATTCGTACTGCATAGCTGAACAGATTAGGCTTCGGCATTTGACGGAATACTCGAAGTTGATGTCAATTGGTTTGGTCAACTGTATCGGACCATCTGTAGGCAGTCGAGTCTATGTATACTCGCTGAAACCCGCCAAGAACGGTGGTACTGAAGGACCCGACATGTACTATACCGACGAATATATTGTCATAGCAAAGCGTATCAAGAAGGATACGTCCGTATCAGCTGGTGCGTTGGGTTCGACTCACTTTAGTCAACAGCCAGACCATTTGACAATTTTGACATTGATTTCGAATCATGATGGGGTTCAAGGTTACGAGCCAACTATGACCAAATTGGATGAAATTGCTAAGGCTTGCAAGATTGAAGCTGATAAGATGAAGAGTAGGTAGGACGATGTATAACAAGTTACCGGACACAGATTACTTGGCCGTAGTTGTTCAAGGGAGCGTCGATACGATGCATCGTGGCGCCGTTAAGGCTCGTGTTCTAGGAATTACTGACGAATTGGATGACGATGACCAGCCGTACTTCTATCCAGCACTGAACGGCTCACTTCAGCAAGTACCTCCAGTTGGATATTACCTTAGAGTCCGTTTCGAGGATGGTGACATTAACCGTGGAACATATTATGGAATGTCGGCCACTACCGATGTACTTCCGCCGGAATTTGCGGATAATTATCCAGACGTTGCCGTCGGAAATCTTGGGGAAGATGGTTTCTTCTATACACATAACCGACAGACTCATACTACTATGATTACAAATCCCGGAAACAATTCCGGATTTATATGGGACGCTTCTGGATTCATGACATATGAATCTAATGTCGCCCACACACGTGCTGGCCAAGGTGCTAACGAAGGCGGTGGCGCGAACACGCATCACGTGTTGACCGAGGCTACAATCGACATCTTCACTTGTATGCCAGTTGGTGGTAACAGAGACAATACTGGAATTGGCCAAGGAAGCGAATATCTCCAGATTTCTCATATATCTCAGTCAACCGTTGACGCGTTCAACGGACAACCGCAACAAGACGATAAGGCGAAGGCTCCAGCATTGTCCGAACCGTTCGATGATAGCGTTCCGCATGTCGATATCGTAAACAAGAGTGGCGAGACTGTGATGAAGGTTCCGATGGAACGTACAGACAAGCAGATTAAGCGTAACGGAAAACAGACCAAGCGTATATTGGTTTGCCATACCGAAGGCGAATGCTTCCCGGTCATGGCCAGTAAGTTTACGTCAACCGATACGAACGCCCATTTCTTGGTAGGCAAGGTAGCTGGTGACCCGGAAGTCCTTGGTGAAAGCGGCAACAAGGATACTCTGAAAAATAGCGGATTTTATCAGTTCATCGATCTCGAAGATGATGGCGGCGCATACAGCAATGCCACTATTGACGGCGAAAAGGCTAATGTAGACTCAGTTATCATCATGCTTGTTGGGGATAGTGATACTCCTCCGACTTCATACCAGATGGACGTTTTGGATAAACTCGTTGTACATATTCGTAAGAAGGCTGATAACTTCGACATTCCAGTTGTTTCAACAAACAGCTTTGACACTATCCAGCTACGTGCTACGATATCTGGATTCGACGCTGACGATTTTAACTTGTAGGTGGCTATATGAGCGATGTATCGAATAAGAAAATGGATTGCGAAAAGCCAAGGAACGCGGCCAGCGCTGGCATACAGTCTTCAGTAAATTCTGCGGTCGTTTCGACGCCTACCGCATATACATCGTCACAGTTAGCTGGTAACGCAAGCTATCCTTTGAAACCGGCCTTCATGACTAGCGCGGATGGACTGGTCAATACTATTACGAGCGGTATAGAGAAGGCGGCATCGGCGATGGACGCTACTACAAAACGTATAAATAGTATTGACTGTAGCGATATGCTCGCAGAGTACATCATGAGCAAGCTCCCTCCGTTCGCCACTACCATGATAAATGGTGCGTCTAAGGGTCTCGATATGGTGTCTAATTTCGCTCACGGAATTACATCGGGTTCCATGTTGGGTAATCTTATACAGAAACCGGATTTCGTGAAGAATGTTTGTGGATTTATCGAAACTTGGGGTGGCACTATCGACGGTTGGCTCGATGTCATTGTCAAGGCGGCTTTCGCGTTGTTCAATAAGATTGACGCGGCTCGTGAACGTTTGGAAGATGCTACGCTTGATTTTACCGAAGCCGTGAGACATTGCGTACTTGATGTCATTAACGCTATTCAAGACAAGTTGAACGGTTTGCTGAATTTCACAATGGCGATCAACTGGGACGACCTTGGAAAGTATATGGCCAAATGTCCATGCTTGGCTAATGTAATTGCGTATATGACTGGGTGTACCGAGGACGCCGACGGAAACTCAACAAAAGGTCGTCCGTGGGCTGTAATCGCATGTATCAAAGAGAAGTTCTCTTTCTTGAATGTCGACGACTTGAAATTTGGCCTTGACACCATGATTACTAAGTATGTCAAAAATTTTATAAACGGTTTATTCAATCTTATCGAGGCATGGATCACTTACGTGTACGACTTACTTATTAAGCCGTTCCGTTATTTGATTAAGAAATATGCCGAACTGCTGAACAATAAGGTAAACGTGACCAAGTTCATCGACACTTTGGGTCCGTTTGAGTGTTTTTTTGTTTATACCGAAGAATACGACAATGGTACAAAGTATTACGGCATGTCCGCAATCGACATGATCAAGACATACAAGGGATGGATTGGTTGCATGGAACTTGCATGTCCTAACTTGTCTGAAAAGATAAAGAATCGTACTAAACAAATGTACAAGGACTTGCGGCTTGAGGATAAGTATTGGCGTCGGGCTATGGAGGCTGATATTTACACTTGTTGCATTGCAGCCGAATTGGATGCGCCTACAGCTCGTGAAAGCGTTCTGAGACAGCTTTACTTGCAGAATCCGTGGGACTGGCTAATGTCTATGTTCCGAAAGGCCAAAAATAAAGATGATGATACAACGGAGTCGCAAGCCGAAGCTGAAGAATATGACGATAACCGTCCGTTCACATTCGCCGACTTGCATCCGTCCGATGGTTCATCACTTGGTGGAAGTATTAAGGATGCAATCAATTTCACGTATTCTGTAGAGACAGAAAACGAGGTAATGGCCGGTCCTAGGAAGATCTCGAAGTTCGAGGAAAATACATTGAAGAGCATTGTCGGCAGTATGTCGTCACAAACCGATGACAACTACTATGTCGAGCATATGTACCAGCTCGTTCGGTTCTCGAACAATTATGCGACTTCGGAAGCGTATATCCAGTATGTCTCTGACAAGCTGGATTCTATTGAATCGCTGTCCGGTAATTATTCGTCTAGCGAAAACGGTATGAACAATTCTAGCATTCGCCAGCCGTACTATGTAGACAATCCTACAGGATATCCGACGGCTGATGGATCTGTGTCGAATCCGGCGATTGTCGCTACCTACACGGTTCAGAGCGATTTCGACCAGACGCGTTCGGAAAAGATATCATACTTCCAGTTCACGCCGCAAGCGTCAGGCGAAACGCTGGCGAACTACTACGCGAGAATGTACCAGTCAGCAGTGAGGTCGTGATGGCTCACAATTACTATAAAGATTGCCATAAGGGAACGTACACCTTGTTGCATCCGGAGAAGTATATGCCTAACGCTCCACTCCCCAATTACAAGTCGGAATGGGAGCAGAAGTTCTTCGTACTTTGCGACGTGCATCCTCTTATCACGATGTGGGGGTATGAACCGCCTCCGATTTCCATTGCCTATATGTCGCCGAAGTACCAGAAAATTTCAATCTATAAACCAGACTTGTATGTTGAAATTACCGATAAGGACACCCAAGCTGTTTCGAAATACTTAATCGAAATTAAGCCGACGACATATTCCGTTATTCCGAAGATACCAAACCCGCCGTCCAACCAAGCGGATGAAGCTGCTTGGGCTAGGTACCGTAAACGCAAGGTATCTTATGAGGCTAAGTTGATGGATGTTATGGTTAACCACGCTAAATGGGCAGCCGCCGAGGAATGGTGCCGTTTGAGGGGGGTTAACTGGTTTATAGCGAACGAAAAGAATATGGGGAAATTGTTTCATTATGACGTTCGACTTTAAAATGTAATAATTTAGGGTTTAATCAAGGATTGTACGGATTATGTCGTGTTGCAGTGATTCTGTAATCATCCACGGTGGATATGAGCCTCTAAGCCAGCGTCTATTGTCCTACGGGAAAGACGCATATAGCGACGTAAATTCACGTCAGCGAGTGGTTATGTGGGTTTTCGTATTCTATGACGAGAATGACCAGTGTCCGTCTTGCAAGCAAGCTTTTAGCGACATGTTTTCTTGGTTCAATAAGTACCATCTGTTCGACGACCCGGTTCGTTGTGTTCGGACGGTCATTGAGCCAGAACCAGAAAAGAATCTTATCTACACTGACCTAGGAATGCACAAGCTACCAGCCGTTGTGTTCTGCACCGATAATGGTCAAATTTACGATATCGTATTCGAGTTTCCTGGTCAGAAATGGCTTGAAGAGTACATCTTGCCGTACATCCAAACCGACGGAAAATTGGGATAATGAAATCAAAGGAAACGGTCTACATTATGGGCTACAGCCTCGATGCTGTAATCGAGGCGCTGAGACGCAATATGAATGGCGAGTCTGTTCACTTTTTGGCAACGGCAAAGCTAGGTGAGCCACTTGACCTTTTTAACGATATGCTGTCGAATCGCACGGTAGCCATATTGAAGGTAGTCTCCCCTATCGACATCAACTATACGGAATATCATAATCCACGGTTCCTCTACATCCCGTATGACCGTGTGCGTATCAAGAATACCAAGAACGGAATTATCCAGTTTCCGCTCAACAAGAACTCGTTTGAAGACATCGACGAGTGGACTTCCATATGCGAATCCTTCAAGAAAGACCCAGTATATTCAGTCTTGATGGACAAAGGTAACTCTCCGTCGAAGCTGGTCAGTGCTATGAAGGCCAATATGCCCAGTACGTTCGTGGATACGTTCTGCAAGGCTATGGGCATCACTCGCTGGCGAGGAATCCAACTGTCTCACTTGACTATGATTGGATTCAATTACGAATATCCGTTTGCCTACCTAGACAGAGATTACCAAGAGACTTTCTACAAGCCCGATATGACATACGAGGAAATATGTACGCAGATGCTCGCCGTTGCCGGAATCCCGGTTACGCATATAAACGCCAATGTCTGCTCAAAAATTATCCGTGACCGAGAATTTACTGACCCTCTCATCATTATGGACAACCGTATCGACTGCTACCTCCGATATGTGTGTGGTCGTTTCGATAGAATACGTATGTCAAGCGAACAGGTCAAGATGCCACCGCAGCTGTCCACTGGCCGTAACGGTCTCTACTACACGCCGTACAGCACTGACTTCTGGGGTGTCGAGATACTGGGGGACAAGGCTTACAAGCTCAGTTCCGAGCTGGTCAATACGCTCTACGACGAGTTCATTTCCGAAATACCGTTGAGTAGGACAAACGCCAAGCTTTATAACCAGTACGAGTCTATGGTGAAATTCTACGGCCCGAAGAAGATGCTCGATGTACGCCAGCGAGTCGAAACAATGGTAAAATGAAAAACCACACTAAGTGTGGTTTTTGTTTAGTCATCTTTCTTTTTGAAGCTTCGCATTCCATAGTCTCGATAATATTCGGTCGGATTAAACGTCTCGTACGTGAATGCTTTTTTCGTGGCTTGCAACGACTTGTAGCTTTCCTCATAGAACGAATGCCGGTATGAGTTGTAGTCGGTCTTCTTGTCAAGAGCATTGAAGTCTGAACCGTCGCGAGTGTTGTCACGGAGGTAACGAAGCTGGGTCTTGAAAGTTCCGTGGAAGCAGTTCGGATATGCAAAACTTATGGTGAATTTATATGGATTATTTTCATTAAATCCGAGCTTCATGTCTGGGGAATTTTTCAAAACAGCTGAATTGAATTCGAACATTTGGTTTAACGAAATATCGGTAATGTATGGCGACTTTTCAGTTGCAAATTGTCCAGTACCGCTTCTTTGCATTGTCGTAGCTTCTGAATAAACGTCGATTGCTACGTTTATCTTGTGCCAAGTGCTTCTTGCCTTAAGTACAAGCGGACTGAACTGTACGTTAAACAATGCGTTAAAGAACTGGTACCACATCATGTACGGGTCGTCAACAATTTGAAGTTTCAAATCTTTCGGACCATTGTCTCCAGTCAGGAGAGGATACTGCATCTGTTTCGTAGTATCGATTGATCCAAACCTTATCGGGTTTGCCGAGTTACCTAGAACAGTGGCCGATTCACATGCCCAGTACATGTTGAGGACTTTGCTCGAACGGTCGTAGAACATGTCGAGCCAGTCGTTGAACGCGGCCTTCCAGTGAAGGTCTCCGGTATCCTTGAAAGTCTTAGTGTTCGTTATAGTGTACTTGTCGGCAAATGCGTTCCTGTCCATCACGCGCAGAGCTTCGGAAACGTACTCGCCCCAGAACCCGACGTGGTACTTATTGAGCAAGTGTCCACGAGCTGCCGCGTAAAACTTGTCCATGTAGAAGGCTAGGTAGGCGTCACCATGAGCTTTACGGTTTACAGAGTCGCCTATTCCGGCGGTCGTACCGTGTTTGTAGTTAGTTGCCATATCTTACCTCTACTTGTAATAATAGCTGTCTGAACCGGAAGAAATGCAAATGGCGTTCATCAGTTCGTTAGGGTCAGGGAGACGAATAATCCGCTGTATCTCGTACTTGATGCTCAAGTTAAAAGTTACGGTCTGCAGAGTACCCGGCTTGAAGTTAAGCGGAGATATTGCCGCGAATCGACAACGTTCCAGACGGACTATCATGTATTCTTGTGCGACATCGTCGGCCAAGTGCATGTCAATCCACTGGATATAGGTTAGACGATTGCGGTAACGACGGTCCGGACCGTATACTCGGTGATTTTTATCTCGCACCGGGTCGGCGTCGGTCTGACCGCTCTGGACGACATTCATGTAGCGACGGATCGCCCACCAGTTTTCGTATCGGTTGTCAGCCAGCATCGCGACTGAAATAGTGTCGTCGTACTGGTTGTCCTCTTGTGTGGGGATGTTGGTCACAAACTTGTAATGTCCTTCCTTTTGAAACGAACAAGTCAGTCCTGGACAAACCCAGTCCATAATGTTGGCATTGACAACTTCTTGAGCGTCAGTTGTGTAAGGTTCCGTAACGCTAGTACGCTCTTCGACATGATTGACCGGAAATTCAGAGAAGCGCAGACGCGCAAAGCCCTGGTGTACAGGCACCGGGTTTCGCGTCAATCGTCTTGCTTGATTCTGGAACTCTTCGGCTAAGTCTGTCATAGACTAACCTTATTTCTTGACGTTGGACGGTTCGAGCTTCTTGGGCTTCACAGCACCGCTCTTGTCAACCATTTTGTTGTCCTTTGACGGAATAGCGTCCTTAACAACGACCGTCGTACCAGTCATATCAATGATCTTCGGCTTTGCGTCAATCTTTCCTAGGTTGTCCTTCGGTTTTACTACACCAGTCTTGTCAACCATCTTGTTATCCTTTGATGGAATGGCGTCCTTGACAATGACTTCGGCACTTGCGTCAACGTCGAACTTCGGCTTCTTGTCGATCTTGCCGAGACCGTCCTTCGGTTCCACAACGCCGGTCTTGTCCGGGAGCTTGGTAGCGGAAGTCTTGGCCATTTCCTTGAACACGCCGAGGACTTCGGTTTCGGAAGTGCTCTTGCCGTTGAGTCCGGTGACCTTGGTGGTCTTGAGAGCCTTGATGGTATTGGAAATCTTTTCGACGGACGGAATCTTTTCGCCGTTCTTCACTTCGAGACGACCGAAATCGTCACCCTTGGTTTCAGCTTTTTTTGCCTTCATATTGCCAAGAAACTTTTCCCAAGCGGTAGCAACGTCGGAATCACGGAAGTCAACCTTGGCCTTCACGACGCCAGTCTTGTCGGAAACAACCTTGGACTTCGCCGGGTTGGGCGTGCTGAACGGGAAGATGTCTTTGACATCGATGGTGGTATCGGTCTTGCGCGGCTGTTTCTTGGCCTCCAGAATGATCTGGGCAAGCTCGGTTTCATTAGGGAGGTCGAACATATCGAACATAGTCTATACCTTTAAATGTGCTTTACATCCTAGTTTATATGATTCTGTTTGTTTCAAAATGAATAAACTGCGTATTGAGGAATAACCGATGATTGACACGAACAACAAGCGAATCAGCCTCTTAAATAGCATCAACGCTGATATGCTGTGGGATAGCTCACAGCAGATTCTTCTTGAGATGAAGGCCAAGAAGGTGGCCGGAATTCGTCTGATCAACTACATCAACGCCGGAATTACATGGGACTCACACAAGGATATCATCCTTGATTTCTGGATTATGAACAAGTGCCGCGAGGCTGGTTTCGCGCCTCACGACTTCGACGGTATGTCTCGTGTCGTCGACTTGCCGACGCTCGCGCAGAAAAAGTATGCCGAGTGGTTCGGCTCCTACGATTTCCAGAACGAAGACCCTAACTGGATTACTTTTGTAAACGGTACGCTGAACCTTTTTTACCATACGTCTGACCCCAAAGAAGAGGAAGACGGCGAATGGTACATAGAACTTATGCAGTCCGAGATGGATGCTCGCTCTATTTGTGAAACTCAAGTGTATCACGGGTTGCCGAACATCAATACGTTTTGGAAGGTCGATACCAACTCCAAGACCGAAGAAGTCGGTGGTCGTCGTAACGGTTATATGTATACCGTCAAGCTTAAAGACTTGAATCCTATTGATACGAAGAACTTCTATTGGGGTGTAGTATTCCAGTGCAAGGAAACCGTTAGCCTTGGTTATAACGACCACGGCGAATCTAAACGCAAGTGCATCAACTGGGCGGCTAACGCGGAACACATGACTCTAGTTCAAGTGAACGCTGACGGTCGTCTAAAGATTATCCCGGTTCAAGTAGAAGGTAAGGCTTGGAAGGCAGACCGTTGGGTACCTGAAGGTATGGTTAACCAGAACCCTATGTCTCCTAGGTCGCTTTGTGAATATATTGAGTCGAATTTCGATAAAATGTACGGTGTCTGGGATAGAATAGACGCCGTCGTCAAGACGGCTCGTGAAAATACTACAGCTCGTATCAACGCCTTGAATACGTTCAACGACGAAGAGATTAAGGTATCCAAAGTTATTGGAAACGTCGACCGCTTCATTAAGGAAGGTAACGTATCGCCGAAACGCCTTGAATACAACAAGGAAGTCCGTAAGGCTCTTCTCAAGAAAATCCGTACACGTGAAAAGGAAGAGAAGAAGCAACTTAGAGACATTGTCAAAGCTGAGAAACGTAAGGAAGAGGCTAAACACGCAAAGTTTCACGTTTCTGCACAAGCTACCTAATACATAAGGCGGTTGTCAAAACCGCCTTTTAATTATCCGTTCAACAGACCAGCTAGGTCGTCATCCGATGTGTCTTCTGGAATCGAAGGAGGAGCACTTTCAATTTCGTCCCAGCTCATGTCGTCTTCGCCTTCAACCGGTTGGGCTAAGTCATCCGGCGGTGCCATAGGCGGTTCATCGGCTGGTTGGCCGCCTCCAGTCGGGAGGTTGTCGAACTGGTCTTCTTGCGGCAACTGTACGTCTATTGGGTGAATCTGGGACATGTCGTTGCTGACTTGGTTTAGTATCTGGTCTTCGTCCTTAGCGAGGCTACTGTATCCGTCCATTCCCACCTTGCTTGCAAGACCTACGATTTTAGTGCCGTCTTGTACCTTGTTAGGGTTTACGCCAACGGTCGCTTGAAGATGTTCGACCGCATCGGAACTGGAAGGCGTGTTCATCGCACCTTCGATAAGGTACTCGTACAAGTCGGTCACCGCTTTTTTCATTGAAGGCGACACCGATTCAAGAACATTTTTTAACGACTTGTGCATAATGCGACCTCTTAGATAAATCGAACGATGTTCGGGTTCTGGCAGATGATAGCCGCCGAAAGCTTCTTTGCGCCACGTTTCCTTATTCGTATCCGTTTTTTCTTTACCGGTACTGCGGTGACGGGTTCATTGGGTGGTTCATTTTTGGGAACAGTGGTGACATCATGTGAAACCGGGTCCGTGTTTGTTGCTTCCTCGTGTATATCTACTGGAGGCTGAACGAGTTGGACGGTTTCCACCGAAGTTATATCGAGGGCATTTTGTGCCTCAAAGTTTGATTTTTTCTTAGCCATATCCGTAGTTTATACGTTCCGCTTTTCCATGAATGAACTAGTTTAATTCTTACGATAAAAATCCTATAGGAGAAAAACCCAATGTCCACTGAACTAATCATTGTACTGCTTGTGATTGCCGCGTTGGCGGTCGTAGTCGGCCTCTTAATCGCATCTGTGTCGAAGAAAGCAGCCGATACCGACGACTTAGTCATCGATCAGGACACGCCAGCGGAATACACTCTAACAGTTGACGAAGCACAAGCACCCGCAACTGAAACTGGAATCGTATCGGCTCCGATCGTTCCGGTTGTTAGCGAATCTGCCGAAATCGTGGTTCCGACTGCAGAAACGGCACCCGCCGAAGTTCCCGAAACTCCGACCGCTGAACCGGTTAATGAAACCACTAATACTGAACCGGCAGAAACTGCCGAAGTGGTGGTGACTGAAACTGTCGCAGCCGTCGAAGCTGTTGAAGCTGCTACCGAAACCAAGGTCGAGGAACCGAAGCCGACCAAGAAGAAGGCCACCAAGAAGGCCGCTACGAAGTCTACCAAGGCCACGACCAAGAAGACCACGAAGAAAACTACCAAGGCCACCAAGACCAAGGATGTTGCCAACTTCATCGACACGCTATCCAAGCCGACCGAAAAGAAGACTCGTACTAGAAAGAAAAAGTCCGACGATGTTAAAATCGTCGTGACGGCACCTCTCGGTAAGACCAAGTCAATTAGAAAAAAGAAAGCCTAAGAGCTGAGCATTAGGATTTCTCGAACCGCTGCCAGTAGGTAGCGGTTATCATTTGTATCTGTACGTTATTCGGCCACGTTCTAGGTCATACGGACTTATCTCGACAATTACTCGGTCGTCCGTGCATACTTTGATGAATGCTCTTTTTTCCATCTTACCCGACAATCGGGCTATTAGCTGGTGACCGTTTTCCAGCTGTACGGTGAAGAATCCGTTACCACGTTCTTCCGTCACAATTCCGTTGACTGATATGCTTGCTTCCTTAGCCATTTACTTCCTTTTTCTGGTGGTTTTGATTGTGGGCGGCCAATAATGACTGCAGATAGTCCTCTATAAAGATGAACTCGTGATTGACACTGGCTACCTTACCACCAATCATCGCGTAAACTAGTACGCCGGTGCGGTTTCGGAATACGCAGCAAGACTGTCGGTCGTGGGTTACTCGAATCGTTACGACATAGTCGGAATATTCGTAACCCGGTCCGGACTTGCAACCGACCACGCTGACAGCGCGTGAATACTTGGTTATCTTAACCGAAGCTTCATCGACCAGCTTTTTGAAGGCGGCTTGGTCTTGGGTCAGTGCCAAGGAATCGTATATATCTCGTTTCATAGTCATATAAACTGGAGTTTATTCCTTGTCATGTAAAATTTGCATTACAAATTCGGAAGTATTATATTTATTCACAATTCCACCAAGCGAGTGCGGATGAAGACCTATGAAGAAGACTGGTCTACAAAGAAACTGATTGAGGAAACTGTCAAGTACAAGATCCTCGGACGAAAGGCTGAAACCGAGCTTTTTCGCGAATTCCATTCTATCAAGGACGAAAAACGTCGCAACGATATCAAGGTTGCCATTATTCAGTCCAACTTGAGGTTCGTGTTGGCGGTAGCCAAGGCGTACAAAAGGTCTACTGGGCTTCCCATTAATGACTTCTTTGCCGAGGGAAAGCTGGGTATGCTTGAAGCGTTTAACAAGTACGACTATACCAGCGGTACAAAGTTCGGTTCATTTGCCGTATTCGAGGTCAGGCGCCACATGGACTTGATAGTCCACAACAGTGACATCGTCCGCGTTCCGGTTCGAATTAGAAAACGCGTACTCAAAGCAAAGAAGAAAGGCGAGTCCGTTGATAATATCCAGTACGGTCGTCTTGCGGAAAACGCAGTGTCCGAACCAGCATCTGTCGAAAGCAGCGTGATTGGGGAAACCGCGAGCAACAAGTTCCCGCTTATACTTGCTGAAACGCTTGCGTCAGACGAACGTACCGATGCGGCTCTTGACGACGAAATCTGCCGAGAAAAGCTTAAAAACGCACTCGAAGATAACTTGACCCCCGAAGAGACTAATTTACTGCGTAGACTGTATGGCTTGGATGGATACGAAGATACCGTTAGTGAGATTTCAGCTGAACGTCGAGTCAGCAAGGAAATCATACGTCGCATCAAGAATCGTGCTTTGGCAAAGCTAAGAAACGTACCCGTCGTGTCCGAGCTTCGAGACGCACTAGGTAACTGATGGGTTTTCTGAAAAACATTGCAACGAAATTATTCGGTACCAAGGACGACGATATAGTCGAAGTTGAACATTTAAAAAGAAGGTCATCTATGGCTGAAGAAGATTTTGGTTCTACCATCATTTTCAATAACGGTGTCCCGGACTACAACGTTACGCTGGGGAATACCGGTGAAGGCGAACGTGTCAGTATGTCCGCCATACAGCAAACTATGAGAGAAACTGATATGATTAACCAGCGTCATCGAGTAGGAGGTAGAGGTATGGGAATTGGTTTGAACACTATGGCTCAGCAACCAGCACCTCAACCTATGCAAAATCAGCAATTCGCTGGAAACTATGCACAACCGGCTGTGTACCAGCAACCGCAACAGCCGCAACAAATACCGCCAAACTACTATCCGCAGCAACCAGTACAGCAACAGGTACCGCAGATACAACCGATGCCACAAGGCATTCCTATTACACAGCCGCCTCAGCAACAGCAACCGCAACCTCAGTCAGCTTACTACTTGCAAGAGCCGTTCTCCGAGCTGATTATGACGAACGACGAATGTCACGTTATAGTGGACTTGCCGGGAATTTCGAAAGAAAACGTGACGGCGACGCTGACTCCGCAGAACGAGGTCTCAATTACGTTCACTCGAACCACTTTCGTAGACAAGCTTACCGCTGAACTGAAGGCCGCAAAAAAGGTAAAGGGTGCGAAGGGAACAGCCAAGGCGAAGCCGAAAATCACTTCCCAAGTGAACATTCCGGACTACTTACTTGGAACCCACACCGTCGTCTACCCGATTCCTAGACCGGTTGACAGCAATAACATCAAGTGGAACTTCGATAACGGACAGTTCCATTTAACCCTTGGCTTCTTGACACCGCTCGAAGGAACAACAATTAAGCTTGGCTAAGGCAAGAAACCTATAAACTAGGGAGTAACTGAACAGGTTGCTCCCTATGCTTTTTTTAGAGACGGTTAAGAAAATCTGCGGCACAAATAAGAACCTTTACGAGGCCATCCTAAGCTTGTATAAGAACGACCCAGAACACTTTATTTTCACGTTCTGTCAAGAGCTAGATGCAAACGTTTCGAAAGCGTACGACGAAGGCGTACTTGATCGCATTTTTTCGAATGAGGGAATACTGTTTAATGTGCTGGGCGCTAATGTCAAATTGTCAGTCGGTAAACAAGACTACACCGTAATATATAACGCCGGGTTCGGAGGCGTTCGTAATGATTCGGTCAATATCTCAATAATGGACCAAGTGGCTAGGATATGCAGCGAGGAAGGTAATAGTTACGAGTTGAACCGGAGCGACCCGCACTATCGGAACCGGATAGCTCTTGACGCATATGTGCTTGCAAAGCCAGAAATAAAAGCACAACTGGCGAAGAAACTTCCTAAATATTCAGTACGCAGAAACGTATATTAAAAGAAATCCCGGTCGTTAAACCGGGATTTCTCATTATGATGACGATTTTTTAGTGATTTCCGCAGTTGCAGCCTTTCTTGACAGTCCCGTACGCTTTGCGAACAACGCTGCTGACCTTGTAAACTGCCTTTAGAGCGGTCATCTTGTACTTCTCAGGAAGAACCCACATGTAGTCCTTGACTTCTGGGAAATCCTTAACCAAAGATTCGATCGCGTTTGCTCCGGTATACTTGTTTCCGTCCATAGCGATGTACTCAAAGTCGGAAGCGTTCTGCGGAGCCGGAACATAGTCCACTCGGTCGCCAATCTTGCGTTCGACAAGACGGCGATACTGTGAACAAATCGGACATCCGTTGTCGTAGATGAACTTTGGTTTTGCTTTGATGACACTACTCATTACCACGCCCCAAAGCTGACTTTGCCAGCGCACTGGCTAGTTTCGATATTTCCGTCGCGGTCAAGTGTCGTAACTTTCGGCGAAGCGAACGTGTACGACTGTTCACCGAAGATGTCCTTCATCCTCTCGATGATTGCCTCTTGGTCGCAGAACTCTCCCGGCTTGCATTCTTCAGCACCTTCGATGTTCTTTTCACGAAGCATGTCGTTAGTTCTGTCGGTGACTTCCTTCAAGTGGTCTTCGTCGATAGAACCGTCGGTGAGGCTTTCCATCTTTGCGGCATCGTTGAATGCCATGACCGTCATGATGTCGTTGAGAGAAATGCCCGGAATCGGCTCGATTTCGTCTTGGTTGAACGAGAATTCTGGCCAACAGCCGTCGTTTCCTTCGCAATATTCATCCATGTCGTTAGTCGGCTTTGCGGTTGTAATAACCGGACCGTCGGAACTCTTGATGATAAGGATAACTGGCTTGTTGCAACATCTCGTTGTGACATAGTCGCCCGGATGGAACTGATGTTCGCATTCCGGGTCACCGTCCACACAGCATTCCAAAGCTTTCTTGAGAGAACCGATGCCACCAATCTTAGCACCGAGACCCTTTCCGAAGATCCCTTCGATTTCCGTGTCGGTCAATTCGGCGTCAGGCTTTTGTTCAAAAATTGGACGCTTGGTCTTGACCTTGTCGGAAGTCAAGTTTCCAGAACTTCCGCCAACTGACTTGGAGTCAGCCGTGCCGTTCACTTTGATGACTTTTACCTTACCGTCATCCTTTTCGAACGGTCGATTATCCATCTCACCGTCAATAATCATCGCACCGTGGTCGGTGTCGTCAGCCTCTTCCTTTTCCTTGGTGAGGTCGATTGCTTCCAAGGCCAAGGCCTGTGTAAGTTGCTTCAAATCGTCAAGTTCGCTGAACATCGGTCAATCCTATGGTTGCTTACTCGCAGTTTATATTGTTGCCATTTGTCTCGGCGTCTCCATTTTTGGCATATTGTACGCCTTTGCTTGTTCGTACTGGAGCTGTCCGACCGCAGCCTGTTCATCGACCGCGTCTTGGTCTTGTACGAACTCGATGGCCTTGTCCTCGTCGGACTCGTGACCCGGCATAGAAGCGAACATAAGCTCAAGTCCGCTGAGGAACGGAATCTCGACCTGATTGCCTTGGAACCAGTTGGATGCTGCGTGATAGATTACCCAGTACAACGAGGTAACGTGGTCGTCGTGGTTTCCGCCGCCACCACCCCAGTGCTTCTTGGTAATTTCGGTGAACGACATCAGCTCGTTAATTGTGGTCTCGTCGTGGATCTTTGCGTAGAACCTCTGTACATAGAGCTTCAGTAGCATCACGGCACTCTGCTTAATGCCATCGGTAGCCCACATACCACGGAACTTGTTGTCGTAATTCACTAGGTTTTCATATTCCAAGTTCTGCTGGAAAATGAAGTAGGTACGAGCACCCGGACCGTTGAATTCGATTGTCAAGTCTGGATCGTAGTAACCCTTGAGCAACTTTCTTGCCATTGTACAAAAGTCTTCGATTGTCACCTCATTGGACGACAAGACGCATACTTGTTCTAGGTCAGTGCTGCTTCGTGCCAAGAAAATCTGAAGTACGTGGTAGTCTTGACGAATACCATAACCGGAGTCGATTGCGGCGATATAGACCCAGCCGTTAACTTCAAGTTTCTGCTTTGGTAAAGGAACTTGGAAGATTCGTAGGCTATACTCTGACGGCAATCCTCGAATGGGTTTCGGCTTCGATGGGTGAAGCTTCTGCAGAATGGTGAAGTCGATGAGCGTCACCGCAGAACCGATGAAGTCGCACTCGTATTCTTGTCTGAACTTCTGTTCGCCAATACGAGCTTTTTCGTCGATACCCCACTGGGCGTCACGTCCCGGAACCTCGTTCCATTTCACGGTAGATTTGATGTACTTGGTCATCAAATCGTGATAGGAGGCTGTTTTTTCGTCGACCGCGTCTTCCCACATTCGATAAAAATGGTTAAGACCGAATGGAGTCTGAAAACCGGCGACACCATTATATATGACTGAATGAGACCATTCACTGCCGTCATAATTGTCATTGTTTAGCGAAAAATCATAGACTTTATTGAACGACTTCGTAATTTCGGTAATAGGCGTCCATACGCAGTCTGGCTCGGCGTTCTTGAACACGTCATACTTAGACCAGACTTCCTCTGGAAGTTTGGACTTAATTTCAAGAACCAGCTTACGGTTCAGATGGATATCATGCTTGTCACAGATACCACCAGTAAGCTTGAATTCATTGTTTGTCAACACCTTTTCTTTCTTTAAACGGCGAATTTCCGGTGCGGCAAACGGAATATAGTCATACCGACTAGGACGTTTTTTACGCTGGGTTTGTGTTTCTCTAGTAATCGTTTTACGATTAAGTCCGAAGCCAATTTCATCAAAGAAGGTGTCAACCATATCTTGTTGATTTATTTCGAGAGTCCATATTTCGCTGGAAACCTTGACTTTTTTAGTCGGATTTGTATACCTATGGTACACGCTGCATAAAATGCCGAAATTCGTCAAAAGAACTCTTAATTGATCAATCAGTCGTTTAGATGTAGACGCGTAGCAAATTCGCTTTCTCGTCTTGGTAGAGCACCCGTCTCCGTCAAACATACCGCGAAGCATTGCGGCTACGCATTTCTTTGACATACGCATTAGCCGATCTGGAATAATTTTACGAGTAGCGTGACGAGTTATGTCAAATCCGACAAATTTAAGCAGATTGACAAGCGATTTAGACGTAATTCGATAGTGAATCCCATCGTAGCAAGTGTATTTTAACCAAAGCCGGTTGAACGTGCAAGATAGGTCGTCTCCGCACGTAATATCCATACAGGTACCACCGATTTTATCGGTTGCATTACCCTCGGCAATGTATAAACCGAACAAATAAGCCAAATCTTCTGTTATTACATTTAACTTACCAAAATGATATTTAACATCGGTATTGGTGTCGTCAAACCCTAGTTCATCGTTTCCCCAGCAGTTCATACCGTATTTGACCATTACATAATCGCCGGGCTTTAGCTCGTGGGCGCGGCGAATCTTGTACACACCGTCACGACAAGACCAGAATTTGTGCATTAGTGACGTTTCCACTTCGGAATAGCGAGTCGAAATGATTCTAGTTTCCTTGGCGTCACCGTCATTGTGCATAATATGACCTTTATTCATACCATATCGGCCAAGAACTTGGTATTCTGGTACTTCATAACCCAGAACTCGTCCGTCATCGATGACGTAATCGCCAACAGTTTTGATGCCTTCTGGCGTGAATACCATTGTATCTTTAGCGACACAGCTGGTAATGATGACTCGCGTCTTCTTACCGGAAGAGATTGCCGGGAATACGGAGGCCATAAATTCGTCGGCCATACCGTTGCGCAAGAACGCAAATTCGTCCAAATACAGCAAGTTTGGCGAGAAACCACGAATACCGTCCGGAGAACTAGCCGCCACGAGGATACGAGTGTTGTTTGAAAACTGAATACTCATCTTGTTCCAGAGCTTCACACCGGGCTGTAACCAGTAAGGCAACGCCACATAGGAATCGCGCAGAAGCTGCAGCTGTTCCTTCGCGAGCGAAAGTTTGTTTGCAAGCATAGCGACTAGCTGGTCGCCGTGGAACATCGCGTGCCAAAGGATGAACCCTCGAACGATTGTTGATTTACCGACCTGTCGTGACCAACGGTTAATGTTGAATCGATACTTCAAGAATCGCTTGATTGCTTCGTCTTGGAAAGGCCAAGTCTTAAAGAGCTGCATACCGTTGTCTTTGGTATTGATATACATATACGTGTTGATAAAGTACAACGGGTCCTGAGCACACTTCTTTATTTCAGCGAGGTGTTCGGGTTTCAGCTTAACCCTTTCTTTAGCGTCTCTCAGGTTTGTAATACCGTTAAATGACATTCAAATCTCTTTTTTGTATAATTGCCAACTAAGTAGTTTATAAAACGGCGGATCTAATGAAATTTTGCGTTTTAATGGCATTTTATGACAAAGGCAACAAGTTTCGCGAACGTAATTTAAGCGAAGTGGTCGACAAATACTTGACAACTGACGACTTTGATGTTATAATCGCTGAACAATATCCACAAGGATTTGCCGAGACGATTTCCAAGATGAATCCGGATAGGGTAAAGTTCGTCTCGTGCAACGAAATGAAAGGAGACCCGGAGAAGAAGGGACGGTTCTGCAAAACCGAACTGCTCAATGCTGCAGTGAAAGCATATCCGGATTATGAGTATTACGTGATGGGTGATGCTGATGCGTACCTCTCGGACGAGTGTTTCAGCTCGTTGCGGGAGGCCGCTTCCCGCCTAGACTCTGGCGAAGCTTCGATCGTATTTCCGTTTGACGACGTTCTGTACTTGAACGAGCCTGACACGAAACGCATCGTCGCTGGCGAAGAGCTTCTTCCCGGTACGAAGGATCACGGAGCCGAGATTTTCCGACAAACCGGACTTTGCAACATTTTCAAGAAGTCTACTTGGGACACAGTCGGCGGTTTCGACGAGGCTTTCACTAACTGGGGAGCCGAGGACGACGCCTTCTTGACCAAGTGCAAGCGTCTGGTAGGCCATAGCCTTAGACTTTCCGGAACCATCTACCATCTGTTCCACCCGAAGGTCGATACAGAATCGTACCGAGAATCCAAGGACTACGTGGACAACAGAAAGCGTTGCGCTTGCTTGCGCCGTATGTCGAGCGACGACTTGAAGCAGTATTGCGCTGGAAATATGAATCTGGCGGATCTGGTGGAGAAGTACGACGCTTTGGGACGGCTTTCAATCCGTCTGCGTTGGCAGTGTACGCCTTTGTGCCTTCTTACCGTGGACACGACCATTTACGATATCGATAACGAAGGCGATATGTCGTTCACCAAGTTGCTTGACGCGGTCGCCGCCGAGGATGGCGCGTGGTACATCCCGACTTTCGTCAAGACCGCGCTAGGTGGTCTTGAAGGGATTCCGGGTCTTAGCGACGAACAGAAACAAGAACTGAAGGACTATCTGAAAAAATGCAATTCGTAAAGGATATCGGAACCGAGGACGGTTTTTCGAAGTACAACCGACTTGCTAGGGACGTTGCAGCCGTGTGTCGAGACACACGGTTCTCTTGTCACGAGAACCCCGATGTCGCCGTGTGGCAGCTTGGGGACGGAATGGCAATCGCCGACCGTTTCTTCAAGAAGCCCATCGTCCTCGTACACGACTGGTACGCCCATTACGAGCAGTACCTAGATTTGGCTGGCAAGATTGTCTTCTTGGGCAATTTCGACCACCCAAGGTACCCGCGGTCGTTTACTCTGTCGAGCTTCCCGTACGATGCCGAGAAAAGGCTTCCTAGCGACGGCATAGACGTGCTTGTGGAAGGCGTTTTTGACGGCTCCTCTATGGACTGGGTGCTCGAACGGTGCGAAGGAAAGCGTGTCCGTATGGCGTGTTTCTCCAACGATGACCCAGATTGCGACGATGCCCAGACCGAGCTTGAAAAGCGTATTGGGGAGGTTTCCAAGTACCTAGAGGTCAAGCGGAGGGTCTATGAGCTGGTTCTGACCACCTATATCCGTTCGGCACCCCTGACTCTCCATTGCGGGTCCGGAAATAGGGGTTTTTTGCACTGTGTGACAGTGTCATACAATGGACAGACACAAAAACGTGACGACAATTACACTGTTTCAACATTAAACGATTTGCTCAGGGTATTGCGCTAGGCATAGTAAAATGCTATAATTTTCTTGTTTTTTGAGGAATTTAGATGAAAAACATACATTCAACGATTATTTACTGGAGCAAGGTTATCCTTTTTGCGTTGTTCATAGGTAACGTGCTCCGTGTCTGTATCCGTACTTGGAAATATGGTGGTTCAAAGACCAAGGTGGATGTCAGCTATGATGGCGACAATGAATTGAACCCAATTGACGATGACATAAGAGGTGTGTAATGGCAGAAAGTAATGAATACATGGAGGAACAGCAAGATAGCGGACATTTCGGTTCAAAGATTATTCGCAACATCGGAGACATGTTGTTGCATATCTCGATCGATACCGACATGTGGGTAGGCCGTTCGGCGAAGGAAAAATTACGCTACTTAAAGAACCAATTGAATGGAGTAAATGGGTCTAAAATCATTAACGTCGGGTCGCAGCTTCTTGAAAGTATTATCGTTACGGCAAAGGCGTCGACTAGTAACCAAGTCATCCGTTCTTATGCTGATTTGGCCGAAACCGCGTTGAACTTGGGAAAGGCAAGCATGGTAATCAATAACTTGTTTGTCGCTCAGAAGTACGAAGTACACACTGATTACGATGAACTAGCCAAGTTCATGGGATACAAGAATGGCCGATCCATTCATGTTAGCCAGATTGACGCTACAGCCGACATCTGCAAGGCGTTGGTAGAGATGACCAAGGAACAGCAAGAGAATAGCGGATTGAAAATTTCGAAGATGTTTACGCCGAAAACAGATACTCCGAGTACGAGCAATTCCAAGCTTGTTTGCACTTACATCTTGGCGAAGTACAAGAATACTTCCATTGGCTTTGAGGTCAACTACATGCAGCACAAGAGTGCGAACATAGACGCTACCTCCAGCTCGCAGTTCAGTTACATCAATATCGGCGTTTTCAATGGAGATTTGTTTAACAATTCCGACGATGACGAGGACGACGATACCGACATACTTGGAGAAGTCGAAAACATCATATATTCGAACTATATCAAAACAGTCGACATATCGAAGCACATCATACGGATTGACGGAACGACCATCCACACCGCTCGCCGTGAAAATATTAACTTTGATATCAAGAATATCGACTTGAACACTATGGCTAAGACGTGCCGTTCTGTATTGAACGCTCACCGACGCCGTGGATATATCTTGCAGGGTGACCCAGGTACTGGTAAGACCGTGTCGATACATAAGCTCATTATGCAATTCACCGATACCCCGGTATTCTGGATTTCTTCCGACGCCATCAGCGACACGAAGAAAATGCGTTCAGTGTTCCGTATATTGAATATGTTCCCCGGTTCTATATTCGTATTCGACGATATCGACGGTAACGATTTCAGCGGCAAGACTAACTTGACCACGACCTTCATTACTTGTATCGACGAAACCAACTCGAAGAAGTTCAGCGGTATCATCATTATGACCATCAACGAGCCGCAGAGAGTCCATCCGACAATCAAGACTCGTAACGGTCGTATCGACGAGGTTATTCACGTTCATAATCCCAGCACCGTTGAACAGGTGTTCGATGTTATTACCCAGCGTTATATCCATCTTGGTGTTGAAAAACCGGCTTGGATGACGATGGATAACAAGGAATTCCTCGATGGTATGGAAAGAATCGTGAAATCGAACTTCACTCACGCACACGTCGCCGGTATTATCAGCGACTTGGTAGACTTGTTCGACAAGGACGACTGTAACTGTGCTGCGTTCAATTCTTTGATTGACCGTCGTATCGAAAGTATCAAGAACGCATCTATGGTGGCTGACGCCTCCGGACATATCGAATCGGCTGGCCCGACTATGAGTGTCCACGTTTCGTCGACCAACGTCACCCACTAGATATAGATACATATCAACAACTTATCAACAATATGTTGTAGAAGAGGCCGGGTAAACCGGCCTTTTTGGTTTGCAATTCAACCTTAACATTGCTAAACTACCGATTACCCAAAAGAGATAATTTAACCGCTGAAGAAGCAAAAGAGATGCTATGCTAATTTCTGTAATTAAGCGAGACTACCGCAAAAGACCATTTGACACCAAACATATTTATGACGCAATTGAATCCGCATTTAAGGATTGCAAGGAGGCGTATACCAATGATCAACTTGATGGCTTAGTCGAGTCTGTCGTAGATGAATTGAGTGCTGGTGGTAAGAAATCCGCTGACGTGGAAACCATCCAAGATACCATCGAAAACGTCTTGATGAACAACAGTTTGAACGCCGTCGCCAAGGCATTTATCGAATACCGCCAGAACCGTGCTCGGATTCGTGAAAACCAGAGCGGAATTTATGCGATTATCCGCCGACTCAAACACGATAAATTGTCTAGCTGCAACATCTTGCGTGATAACGCAAATGAATCTGGCGTTACCCCAGCTGGTATGTACGGTAAGATTGCCAGTGAAATGAACAAGATGTACAACTGCTTGAACACGATTTCCAAGAAATATGTTGACGAGCACGCCGATGGTCAAATTCATATTCACGACCAGAACTTTTATGACCTCTCCTTTAACTGCTTGTTTGCCCCGGTGGGTAAGTTACTACGAGAAGGATTTGATTCTGGTACGGGGTTCTTGAGAAAGGCTAATTCGATCAAATCCGCCGCCGCATTGACCGCTGTAATTTTGCAGTTGCAGTCTAACCAGCAGTACGGCGGTATTGCGTGCGACAATATCGACTTTGACTTGGCTCCGTTTGTTGATATTTCGTTCCGAAAGAATTTGGCTCGTGAAATGAATGGGCTTGCGGTTTGCTCTAAGAACCCGGAATATGCAGAATACCTTGCACTGCCGACCGAGAAGAAGATTGACGATACGATTGCCCGTATTGCAAAAATGCTCCAATCGCGTGGCGTAACGATGGATAGTCCTAGAGAGTTATTGTACTCCCAGTTCCCTATCGAACAAGTTGACCGTGCCATCGAATTTACGGATAGTAATACCCACCAAGCGATGGAAGCACTGGTTCACAACTTGAATTCGTTGCAATCAAGGTCTGGTAATCAAGTACCGTTCTCTTCTTTGAATTTCGGTATTGATACTTCCAATTGCGGTCGAATGCTCAGTAAGAACCTTATGCGTGCTCAGTACGAAGGTATGGGCGACGGTCTTACGGCCATCTTCCCCATTTTGATTTTTAAGCTTATGAAGGGGTTCTCCAAGCTTACGACTGATCCTAATTACGACTTGTATTTGCAAGCGGTCGAATGTTTGGCTCGTCGTTTCTACCCGAATTTTGTAAAGGTCGACTCTAAGTTTAACCTTCCGTATGTGAAGTATGACACCGTTGAACTTGATTTTAAGGATGGACAGCGGATTTCTCACCGTGGGTGTGATGATTCTATTACGGTGACAGCCGACACGGACATCGAAACTGCTAAAGGTGAATATCCGATTTATTCTGTAAATCTTGGTGTTGGCAGTAACTGGGATATCGTGTCTTGTAAGGGATTCCACGCAAAGCTCCGTCGAATTGTTCCTAACACTACCGTGGCAACTATGGGATGTCGTACTCGCGTTATTGGTAATGTGAACGGTGTTCAGCAGACGACCGGTCGTGGAAATTTCGCTTTCCACACGATTAACCTTCCGCGTCTGGCCATTGAAGCTCATATCGAGTCCACCAACGTCGAAACCCGCAAAAATTTGTTCTTTAGCAAGCTTGACGCTATGCTTGAAGATGCCAAGGGAAGCCTTCTTGAACGCTTTAAACTGATTTGCGAGAAAACGTACGAGAATTTCCCCTTTACGATGCAGCAAGGCGTATATTTGACTTCCGACGATAAGCCGCATAAGCTCACCGACAAGATTGCCGAGGTTATGAAGCAGTCTACGCTGAGCATTGGTTATGTTGGTATTGCCGAAACGATTCGCGTTATTACTGGCAAGACGTATGGAGTTGACCACGAAGAGGATGAGTTTGCATTATCCATTGTCAAGCGCATTCGTGACTTCTGTGACCAGACTCAGGCTGAAACACACTTGAACTGGAGCTGTTTTGCAACGCCAGCTGAAGCGGTTGCCGGTCGTTTTGCAACAATCGATAAGAATAAGTTCTCCAAGGAAGTAACCGACGAGAATGGTCATACGATGTTGGTTGCAAAGAACAAGAAACTTGCTGATGTGGATTTGCATAGACTGTTTGGTAAGGGTTACTATACCAACAGCCATATGATGGATTTCTCGCTCGAAACGTCTCTTGAAAACAAGATTAAGACCGAGGCTCCTTTCCACGCTTTGACGAATGCTGGCCACATTTTCTACTTCAAGATGAATGGAGACTTGACTAAGAATGTCGAGGCGGTAAAGGCTACCATTGATGCAATGTATGACGGCGACTTGGGCTATTTCACCGTGACAATGGATTCGGACGACTGCTTGGAATGCGGATTCCACGGCATTATCAATAATGAATGCCCGAAATGCCATTGTAAGGATGAAGACAAGTTTGTTCGTGTGAGACGTATTACTGGATATTTGACTGGGTCGCCGAGAAAGACTATCAAGAAGTCTTGGGGTGATGGAAAGCTGGCCGAGCTGGAAGACCGTCACAATATCTAAGCCAGCGAACACCGCCAAGTACGTTTAAAGGTCAATATATAAACTTCCTTTAGAATACTTGGTGGAACTCGTATTCAAATATAAGTTTTGGATGCCCTTGGTATACGCAGAGTTCCACATTATTGCTATACCGAGGGTATCTTTTTAGGTATCTTATGGAACTCAAGATATTAGAAACTGACGAAGACTTTAACCAATTTGTGATGGTTAAAGGTGTATGTAAGCGAACAAAATGTGTATTTAAGTGTCGAGTATGTGGAAATATTGATACTAAATCGGTTGCCGCAATGCGGAACTACCCATTTAAATGCAAATCGTGTACGCTAAAAGAGTCACACAAAGGTGATGACTATATACAGAAGCTTCATAAAACCAAGCTTGAAAAGTACGGAGACCCGTTATACATCAATACTGCTAAGATTCGGGCAGTTTTAAACGAAAGGTATGGCGGTTCGCCATTAAATGACCCTGATATTAAAGAAAAATATACCAAAACTATGATGACAAAGTATGGTTGCGAACATCCTAGTCAAATAAATGACTATGCTGAAAAGTGTAAATCTACTCGATTAAAGAAATATGGGGATGAAAATTTTAATAACCGCGAAAAATCTAGGCAAACTTGTTTAGCTGTCTATGGGGTGGAACACGCTATTCAGAACGCCGAGGTTATTCAGAAGTCGAAAAATACGAAGAATATGCTTTATGGTGACCCAACTTTTAATAATCACGAAAAGACGGTTAGAACAAATATGGAACGATATGGGGTTCCAGCAACTATGCAAGTAAAAGCATTTTCGGACAAAACACATTCCAAATATACCTACAATGGAATGTTATTTGATAGCACTAATGAAATTGCTTACTATATTTGGTTAGTTGATAACGGACACACGGTCGAATATCAACCAGCCGTTGAGTTTGACTATCAATATTACGACAGTCTGCATAAATACTATCCAGATTTTATGGTTGATGGCCAATTAGTAGAGATCAAGGGGTTACAGTTCTTTGAAAATAAAGATGCGTCCAGTAAGATGATAAATCCGTATGACCGCCGTATGGACGGCTTATATGAAGCTAAACACCAGTGTATGGTTGCTCATAACGTCAAAATCGTAACTGATTGTAAAGCGGCAATCAAATATGTCTCTAGCAAGTATGGTCCAAATTTTCTAAATTCTTGCAAGAATAAGAGGGAATAGTATGAATTATGGCAATATTTACTATATGTCCATCGTAGACGGCCCCGGAAACCGCGTATCACTGTATGTAAGCGGTTGTAGAAACCATTGTCAAGGATGTTTTAACGAGGAAACTTGGAACTTCAATTTTGGAAAGCCGTTTACTGAAATTGAGGTAAACGAGATTATCGAAGCGTGTAAGAAGTCCTATATTTCCGGCTTGTCGATTCTAGGCGGTGACCCGTTCGAACCGGAGAACCAAGCTGGGTTGGTTGGCTTAATCAGTCGTTTCAAAAGCGAATGCCCGGATAAGACATTATGGATGTATACCGGTTATATTTATGAGCAAGACTTGAAACCGGGGCAGCGAAACCACGTAGAGGGGGTTACAAGCCAAATTCTTGACGCCGTGGACGTGTTAGTGGATGGCCCGTTTATTCAAGCCCAGAGAGACCTAGATTTGCAATTTAGGGGTAGCCGTAACCAGAGACTACTGAGTAAGGCGGATCGAGTCGGGTTATAACAAGAAAGGCGGCACAAAGCCGCCTTTTTATATTTGTAATTGTGGAAACTTCCGTCGGATTAGTTCAAGTGTCGCTGGATTGGGCGGATTCTTGCTGTTAATCTCATCTATAACAGTCCAAAAGACTTTGGGGCAGTATGTGGCGATTCCACTGGAAATGTATTCGCTTTCGCAACGTTCCACCATAGATTCGCGGCGTCTGCTCATAGGAGACTCCTACTTGGCTATGCCGAGGTCACGCTGCGCTCTGGAGATGCATCCTTCGATTGCGACCTTCCAGTGGTTCGATGTAAAGGAGCCACCTACCTCGATCGGCTTGTCCGCTATCTTCTTGCGGCTCTTGGATATGCCCAGCTTGAATCCCATATTCTCGCCGTAGTTGAACGTGAGCATAAGGCTGTCCGTCTTGAAGATGGACATATACTTGGAATCGCAGTCGCGGACGAAACCGAGCTTGGTGAGCATCTGGTTGAGTTCCTTGCGGTACTGCAACGAGCGGTCGTTTTCCTTCTCGACCTCGGTTTCCTTGGCCGTGATGAAGTTTTCAATCTGGCTGCAGACGATTTCCGGCTTCATATCCTTTATAACGATGGAGTCCTTGCGGCTACCGGCATAGTTGTAGAACGCAACGCGAACTGTATGGTGGCTGTTGGATTCAGTTATGGACACTCCGACGGTTCCCTCTAGTTTCACCTTCGCATCCTTGAAACGAATCGTGAAGCTCTGATTCTCGTGGATAATGACGCTCCAGTTCTTGGAAAGCTCGTCGTAAATCTGCTGCTTGTATGGGTCTAGGGGGTACATTAGCCTAACCTCTCTTTGTCGGTTGCCTTGTTAATGTCGAAATCAATCATTATCTGGCCGCGAATCATCTCGATGGACTTGCGGAAAGCTTCCATCCGGTTCTCCGGTAGATACTTGGCCAATTCGGACAGCTTCTCGCATTCTGCGGAAATAATTTCGTACTGCTTCGGGGCGAGCGAAGAACGTGTGAAATATAGCTTGTGCGCATTCATTAGAGTACGCATGATGTCTTGTGTACTTCCGCACTGTATAGTGGATTCTGCTGGACTATCGCAGATGGTTATGTATATACGCTCTACTGTGGCGTTGTCTTCTTTTGCCGAATAAGTGCCACGGAAGGTGCCATATAGTTCGCCAGCGGCGAATTCTCCGGCAAAGTTGGCAATGGTGGTGCTTAGTACCTTTTTTGTATCTTCTACAGCCTGTACAGCAACTTCTGCATCAGTCTCGAACACGAAGCACATCGCGTCTGTAAGTTGTCTTTCGAACTCGTCCTTGAAATTGGAGGCGCTGAAAATCATGATTTTGCTTAATTTGAATTCTAAATCTTAAATTATTACATTCTGGCTTATAATGGACTAGTTTAATGTTCAACAGGCGTCTGCCTGGTGAACCATAACCATTTTTCGAGGATTTTAAATGAGGTCGCGAGAAGAAATTAAAGGTTTTCTGAAGGATATCCAGCGTCAAGACGTTGGTATGGTTGAACGAGCTAAACTTTTTGCTGAATTTGCCCACGCCGGACAGCTTGACAAGGGTGGCCAAGCATATATATACCATCCGACAAGAGTAGGCGAGATGACAGCCGAAAAATACGGCGACGACTATCTTACTGCAATTGCCTACATGCACGACGTTGTAGAGGATGGCGGCTTTACGGTGAGCGACTTGGCCGCATATTTCCCGGAGGCCGTGTGGAAGACTGTCGAACTGCTTACTAGGGGTAAGTCGGAAGCTCGCGAAGTCTATATCGACAACATCGCCAAGAATCTCCTTGCGACCAAGGTAAAGCTGATGGACTTGCGCGACAACATGGACCTGTCTAGGCTCACATATGTCACCGAGAAGGATTCCTTACGACAGTCTCGCTACGTTGACGAGTTTCGAAAGCTGGAAGCTGTCTTGACGAAGTTCGGCGAAGACTTGACTCCAGAAGAGCAAGAAACCGAAACATACGCAGAATTATACATGTAGGACAATCATGAAACAGTGCATGATTTCAGATAGCGTCAAAGGGACTCGCACCTTGGATGGATATGACCTCCAGTGGGGAGAACCTAGCGCGGTTGAGGGATTTGAACAACGTCCGATACGACCGATTCGAGAATTTGAGGACGGCGGCTATACCAACGACAAATTGCAGATTACGGAAATCATCAGATTGCTTGATAATATGCAGATTTTCGAATAAAACGCTTGTAGAATTTAGTAGATTAGACGACCCAGTCGACCGCCGCCAAGACGCGATTGAACTTTCCGAACGCGTTGTCACGGCTTCCCCACTTGGTCATATTTCCGCAAAGGCCGGTATGGTAGGGATATACCATACGGTAATCGCATTCCAGAGGCTCGTCGTGGAGCTTGAGAATGGACAAACCTTCGTGGCAAGCCAGAAGGTCGTGCATAAGCTTGGACGGCCTCACTCCGTACTCGTCGACAATCATTCCCTTGAGGCTACGCCAGATGCCGTTGGCGGCGTTGCGCTCGTTGTGGCAGACGTTCTTGCCGATAAGGACGATTCGGTCGATGTTGCTGCTTTCGAGGACGCTGACGGTAGCGTCCACGTCGCAGTTGAAGTTGAAGGTACGGATTTCGCTCTTTCCGGCGAACTTGGGCAATACCTTGCGGATAGGCACGATGTTCGCGCCGACGAATCCGCCGTTCATCACGAGATTGGAAATCTTGTGGGTCTTGACGAAATCGGCGACGATGGTCAGCGCACCGCCGTTGAAAATGGTGTCGGTATCTTCCGGGATTGTGTCTCGGACTTCGATACCAAGGTTCTTGAGCATTTCTACTCTGTGGAGGCCGACTTCCGAAGTCGGCTTGGGATCGAGCACTACGCATCCAAGGACTCCCTTGTCGCGCAAGTAGCGTGCTGCAATCAGGTCATCGACATCTTGGTCGATGTCAGCAATGTATGTTATCTTTTTCATAGTCATACTATGAATATAACAAATGTTGCACGACTTGTCAATAGAAAAGCTGCAATTTTCTTGCGGCTTGTTGAATTAGGTTGCGTTTACGTCATCGGCTGCTGGCTGTTCTGGCTGGTCTTGCGGTTGCTGTTCGGCTCCACCGTCGCCTCCGGTAGGCTTGGGAGCCTCTTGTTTTTCGGCTGCCTTGGCTTGTTCTGCTGACGCCTTCTTGGCTTGGTCGACCGCCTTCTGGCTACACGAGTTGGTAAGGATCAGAATTGCTCTTGTAATGTCAGCCGCCGTGTAGTTGTCGGAACACTTGGAAGCGAAATTCTCGACAGCTTTCGTGATGTACGGGACCAGTTTCTCGACTTTCATCTTCTGCTGCGGATTGGTAATACCGAGGTCGTGCAGAGCGGTGCGTGCGACAAGTCGGAGGTTTCCGGCGGCCTTGAAATCGTTGGCGAGCTTCTGGGCGGTAGGAGCCACGCCGTTGTCCGCCTTTTGGTCGGTGTTTACTGATTCGGCTGAAGATTCCGGGTCGGCATCGGTAACTGGGTCTTGCTGTGGCGGCTCTTCGGCTGGCTGTTCATCTATATTCGGTTCGGCGTTTTCCTCAGTCTGTGCTTCTTGGCCATCGGTAGCCTCTTCCGGACCGGGTGCTTGGCCATCCTCCCCTTCGAATATGAAACAGCCTCCATTGCGGAAAGCCTCGATAAAGTCTTCGTTAATGCTGTATGCCATAGTCAACTCTGATTAGTCCTTTTGCAGTTTATAATGCGAATTACCGTCCTACCCGACTGTCGCGTGCTGTTTGTAAATAAATTTTTACAATAAAACCTATAAAAATAGTAGACATTGACAGATTTTTGTACTAATTTTAACATATGGATGGCAATTCCGCCATTCCATATGTCTAGAGGCCACCATGACGATGACCTTTATTAATGCGGATGATCCACGCCTCCTACCGGAAACGGTCGAGGTACCTGACAACCTAGTTCCGGAAATGCGGAACGTCACCTATATATGTGAAGATTTGGGGGTATATATAGATACCTACCCGGACGACTGGCTAGTCCTGAATGGCGTGGATTAAAAGAGTCCACCGGCTTGCGCCGGTGGACTTCTTTTATAATATATCGACGTAAAGATGACCTTTCTAGATGCAGATTCCCTGCCTCTCGTCCCAGTAAATACATTGAAGCGTATCCGTACGATTGGATTGACTACGACGACGAGATAGATTCGCTTTTTGTTGAATAACTGGTTGTTCAGCAGAAAAGAAAGCCAGCGATATTATCGCTGGCTGTTTCATTTTTATTTGAATAACCATATTGCCGATATCTATGCCGGTGCGTTGAACATTCTCATACGCAATTTGACCCGCTTGATGAAATTGGCCGCAAAGCCATCCATTTTATTCCTGTCCTCGCAACTTCCGAACTCGCCGCCGAGACGTACATGCGTGGAATAACCTATTCGGAATCCGCTATAGTGAAGCTCGTCGGCAACGAAATTGTCCTCATCGCCCCATACGCCGTCGAAGTCAGGGTGAAAAATTCGGCCTCCGTTCAGCTCACGAAGCTTTCTTATGCCTTCCCGTGATATCCACATACCGCACGAATAGCAACCAGAAGCAAACGGAAAGCCCGTCTTCTGCCAAGGGACTATATCGTCAACGTCTTCCTCCTTCATGAAGCTTCGCAAGTCCGAATGCTCATATTTGCCATCAATACCATAACAGATGCAATCATACTTGTGCTTCAGACGTTCGATATCGGATACGATGTCACCTTGTGGTACCTTGTCCCCGTCGATGAACAGTATATCGTCGTCAATGCCTTCCGCACCCAAGTCCCTCATCTTTCCAGCCAGGAATCCCTCGCCTTCATTGTTCAGAATATAATTGCATCCTTCAACCGGTTCGCAACGGTCAAAGACAAATAATGGACTATACGGTGCAAGCGCCTCTATCATAGGCTGTACAAATGCCTGTTGGTTTCTGTTGATTACTACAATGCGCATATTAGTATCCGTACGTTATGTATAAATACCATCCGACACCATAAAAATCCATTAAGGTTACCCATACTTTCATACTAGATGTTTTACCATGCATTGTTGTGCTTTGTGGCGATACTATCTTAAAGGTATCGCCCGCCTCATAGGGGTAAGAGCGATTGGCAAGCCATAAAAATATATAAGTGTCAAGGTCATTGTGTAGGTATACTGCTCCTAACGACGGCCCAAACAAGTCAAAGCAATATGTTGTATTCCTAGTCATTTGACTTAATCCAATATATAAGACTGCATCATCCATTGTATTGGTAGCAAGTATATTTTTTGTTAATTTATTATTGCTATTTATATCGGCAACAGACGTTGCACCAACTTCATAACTGGTTTTGCAGTCCGCTACAGAATCATCCGATGCGGTTACTTCTACATCCACCGTACTGCTCGATGTTTCTGATGCAATAACTATCACCGATTTAATAATGTCCAGACTATTAAAGCTCGAACCGCTTGTAGTGCTTGATTCATGCATAAACCAGTTGCCAACCTTATCCAGCATGAGAACTCTCATATCTGTTTGGTCACGAGGCATCTCGTAAGCAATGCCAATTACTGTCTTAGTAGGCCCGCATGACACATAAGCCGTAATTGATGTCCTTGGAATGAATCCCGATCTGTGTATCCACTTGCATTCTATTGTACCTGGCGAGTTCGCGCTTGTACCACACTTGTAGGTCAATTTAATTACACCTGTATCTGAATAAGCAGTCTCATTTGTATGCAATAACAATACAACTGACACCGCCGTATTAGCACTCAAGTTTTCAGTACAGTTGGCAAGCATCCTATAACGATGATTAGCTATTGTCGTGCTAGTCACTGAAACTCTATTGTATCTGTCTACCGTACTAGCTGACCCAGTTATATTAGCAGTAATTGCATTTTTCAAAGGTATTATTTTTACGTCTGCATCATAAGCAGCTTCCATTGCGGTTCCTGATGAAGGAGATCCTGATGAGGTCATTAACATTGGAAATTCGCCTGATGATGCGACAGATGCTCGCACTAAAGTATCCGTATCAACATATGTTCCAGCATTACCGAATAAAATCCAGTTAGTACCATCATACACAAATTCATAAATACCATTGGCTGCTAGAGTGCCAGCGGACGGCATATTTGTACCATTCATTTTTATAGCGGCGGCAGTCGATGAATTTACTTGAAGCAAAACACTACTTGGTGCTACTGTGTTAGTATTTGTGAACTTTATTATGACGTGAATCCCCGTAGTCACGATCAGACCAGGTACTGTAACCTGCTTAGTAGTAGCATTGGCTGGAGAACTGCACAAGGCATAATTGCCGGCATGGTTACCATAAATCATTCCAGTAACGTGAAGGTCGCCATCAATTACAGAATCAGCAAGTTGTCCCATATATACATCCTTTATCTATTCTAGTAACTAAACATAACATAAAAAATGCTGGCACGCCTAGTTATCCACGCAGAAGTCCCTATAGCATGCGTTTGTGACCCATTGCCGTAATTTAATATAAATTGACCATTATTATTAAGAGTATATGTAATATTACCTCCATTGCTCGGCAGATATAAAGTTACCTGACTACCTGTATTATTTATTAAATAGATATTGCCTCCATCGCATACCCTTATGTCGAAACGAACCGTTTTCATATCAATAAACTGCGATAACTTTACATATCTGGGGGTTGTATAACCGGATTGGCATATTACGTTAGCTGGCAACACATAGCCGGACGTATCGCCTGATGATGAGCCAGAGCCTGGTATGTCATCAATCAGGACACTATCATTTTGTGGTTCATCTGACCCATATTGTGTCAAATGTGACACAGTCGTGGCACCAAAGTTAAATAACGGATATAGTGCCGGAGCTGAACTAGCAGTACAAACACCGGCATACGGGTCATTTGGGTTAGTATAGTCAATTATCATCCATTTGTCGTCCTTGTTTAACACGGAATAAGAACCAGTATATTGAATGCGAGGGCCGTCCAATATAATACCAGCTGAACATCCTGTACTGCTCCATGCGCCATATACTCGTACCTTTGTATCATCCATCGAACCCGACCTATATATCCATCTTGCGGCAACAGAACTTAATGTGTTATCTGATGAACCTGTTTTTACCGTTACTTTTATCACACCAGCATCTGTATACGTAGTCTCGTTTGAGAACAGACGCAACAGGATTGTGTATGATGTATTAGCAGGCAACGTTTCAGCTATTGGATTTAACCACGCAAGCACTCTACATAGATTACTGTTGCCCGTGCATGTATATTTGTACGTCTTAATTGTAGTGGCAGTGGCCGCGTTTCCTGTAATATTCGCCGATATCGTATTTGTGCTAGGGGTTAACTTGATGTTTGTAGAATATACCGCTTCAGTTGATGCACCATTCGGATTAGCTGTTGCCGATGCGAGAATAGGATATGCCGTAGCATCACTCTTTGCCGTAGCCTTAACCTTTGTATCACTGTTAACGTACGACGCTGAACCGCCTATTAGCATCCAGTAAGTACCGTCGTACACAAGTTCATAAATGCCATTTTGACCTAGCACATCTGCTGAAGGGAGAGTTGAGCCTTGTACACGTATTGCTTTTGCACCCGTCCCACTTACGTTAAGCGTAGGTGATGTGGATGTATTGGCAGCGGAGAATTTTATCCTGACATGTACACCCGTCGTCAACACGAACCCAGGAATAGTTGCTGTTTTCGTTGCACCAGCTTCTGAGCATGTGGCATAGTTACCAGCTTGTGTTCCGTATATCATCCCGGTGACCCTTTCGTCACCAGAAACTAATGTATCCGTAAGTTGTGCCATAATTGATCCTTTACGTCCCTTAAATTATTTCACTTTATTACACTTCGACCACCAAGTTTACCTCGGCGGTACCATTTTTTCTTAACGATGCGGTTGTACCGGTCGAATAGCATATCAAGTTTTTTACCGAAATCGTGGCCGTTCCGTTACTATAGTTAGTCCTGAACCCAAGGTTAGCCCATTCGTACTTATCCTTCCAGTAACTTTCCGATATAGTGAAATCCACGCTGTAATGGTAAGTGCCGCCAGTTAAAGTTCCCGTGATAAGTGTCTTTGGATTCATCTGTGCGGTGAGCGCAGAAGTCATCGGGTTGGCATACGAAGCGGTACCTCCGGTTTTGGCTGTATGACCCTGGAACTGGCATCCGAATGTCGACGTATCTATTCCGGTAAAATCTGTCCAGGTGAAGTCCATTTCCAGATGGTAGTTCCTGGTGGCTGTCGGAAAATGCAGTACCGCATCGAAATTCGTGGTAGAGTTGTTCGCCGTAGAAGGCGTATAGCCTTTCTCGGTTTTAGGATTACGCAGCACTGTATTCGTATTTCCAGTATAGAGGAGCTGAGTCCTTCCGAACTCGTTCACCTCTCCACAAGTCAGCAAATTTCCTTTCTTGGCCGATACCGACGAATTTCCTTCAACCAAGGCGCAATGCACCTTGCCGGAATTGTCTATGGATGCACCCTTGCGGTACATGTCGGCTACATCGTCGGCTGACAATTCAGACCCATAAATTCTGAAGTCGGACATTTGGCCTACGAACTGATTACCGTTACCGGCACTGTCCGCGTTAGACGATACTCCGATAGTCGCATACGAATTGGCCTTTCCAGACAAAGTACCGGCAGTAACGCTAGATATCTGCGTACCATTCATGTATATTTTTTTGTTGCCGCCTAATTTCCACGTGCATACGAGGTGGTACCATGTATTTGCGGTCAGTGCATTGCTTGGTCTTGTTTGGTTCGAATCGTCAAATCTGATATTATTAGCATACACAAATATGGCAATAGCACTACCAACAGTTGTTCTTCCATTCCATACACACTGTGTCGAAGATATATTAGTCGTTTTAAACCATACAGATATGCTGAATGCATTTGCACTCGCGTTGATGGGGTCGGCCACCCGGATGTAGTTGCCCGACGCGAAGTTGACACAACCGTTAAACATTGGCGAAACAGATGCATAATTCAGCAATGTTGGATGAGTAGACGATGTCGTCAATGTACGCGAATGCCCACTAGTATCCGATATATGTCGTGTTCCGGGAGGAACCCACTCTGTACGTGCCGAACTGCGCTCCAGTTTGACCTTGGATATGATGACGTTGCCGTTTTCAGTAACCGTAGTATTCCCGCTCGTGACAAGTAGCTGCATCTTGTTATACCCGCGCTTGGTGGCATTCATTGTAGTCGTGAGAGACGACCATCCGCTTGTTCCGGCCGGTATGTAATTTCCTATATCGCTGGCTCGCTCCGAGCTAGATGTATAGTATTGCGCACGAACGGCTACCGACTTGTTGGATGGTGCGGTAATATACGCCGAATATGTATATGTGTCGGTTGCCGTAAGTCCGAAAAAGTCAGAACTTTCCATGTTTACTCCACCATTACTCAGCATGACGTAGTATTGGCCCAGAGTAAGCGTAGATGGAGAATACCAGTTAATGTTAGCCAAGTTGGATCCGACACCGTGGGCGCCAGCACCAGACATCGGCAAGTGCAACACCATGTTGCGGTATATTTCTTTGACTTCGAGCTTCGAAAGCGAATGGTCGTATATGCGGAAGTCGGCAACCGAACCTATCAGCGGATATAAATCACCGCTATAATGGAAGCAGCCTACGCCGACACCGTTTCCGTCGCTATAAGTCGGCAAAGTTCCGGTAAAAGTCGTATCGAGTATCCGTTCTCCATCACGGTACAGCTTGATATTAGTTCCAGAACGGACAAAGGCTATATGATGCCATTCGTTGTCCGCAATGCCGCTTATTTCCCATTCCTTATTGCCAAATAAACAATTAACTTTACTTGTAGTCGATATACGGCACCCATATCCGCGTCCACCTGTATCTGCACGACCAACAGTAAACGCATACATAGCATTGGCAGTCTTCGATGAATAGTCCTTCTTGAGCCACATGCACCATGAGAACGGTTCGTTAATGAAATTGTACACATTTGTATTATTGTATATTACATTAGATACGTTATTATTAAAAGTGGCGCACTTGCTTATCGGTCCGTTTCCCCATGAAGCCGGGGAACCGGATAAAACCGTCCCGGTTATCCCCTTGTTGTCCGCAGTGCCGTCAAGCGGCAGCCATAACCTTAATGACATGACTCTCCTTATAGGAACGTGAAGTCAATGGCTTCAGTGGTTGAATTGTACGTGATTGTCGCGTTCGTGCCAAGCTTGTATGTCGTAGCCTTTACCGCGCCGCCTTGGACTGTGACACCGCTGTCGCGCTTCAACGTGCTTGTGGCGGAACTCTGGACGCCTACAACTTGGAGTTCATTTGACGCGTCTTCAGACACGGTCGAACTCATCTTCGCATCCAATGCGCTCTTGATGGCATTCTGCGTCATCGTTCCATCGGTATTTGTACCGGTGGCCGTATAGAGCTTCGTCAAGCCAGCCGTGCTTGCATTACCGGTTGTGTTCGGTATAGTGATCGTCCGTTCGGTAACTGCAGAGACATGTGATGTCGCATCCGTTGTAATTTGGTTGACCTTGAACGTACCGCCAAATGCCGGAGTGGCGTTGGCAGTCGGTACCCCTGTTTTGGAAGCAGCGGAACCAGCCGGATGCACATATACCGTTTTATCGGTTCCATCAACGGTAATCTTGCCATTCTTGTTGGTTGTGTCGGTAGTAATGTCCGTTGCAAGCAGTATCTTAGTCCAAGTATTCCAAGTTCCGTTGAACTGTCGACGATAGTATATTCCGATATCCGCGCAGAACATCAACTGCATTACATAGCCGCTTGCTGTCCTAGAAGTAGACTGGTGAAATACAAAAAGGTTTGCTGTACCAGTTCCGGTCGGCAACCCAGTAGTAGCGTCCATACCGGATTGAGTCTTTCCAACCGTACTGTATGCTTTATTAGTATAGTTCCAGTAATACTGTAAGACTTCGCCCGGAAGACCTTGGTACAGAGTATCAAGGTCATCGTTACTTGTCAGCAGCGTACCCTTGAATGCTCCCGGCAAGTATTCCCATTCGCCCCACGTAGAACTCTCGTTCTTGTATCGCATTTTTAGATGGCCATAGTCCTTGTCGGCTTTCTTGGAATTAGGCACGTATATCTGGGTATCCCAGTTGCCAGCATTGTCCCAGAGCAAGTTGAGGACGTAGCCGTCGCCGGGGTCGGTACCTTGCACAGTCGCAGTCGTAACCTGACTCAGCGTCATCCTTGCCGGTTCTGTTCCGCTATTCGTAACGTCGATATTCGTGACAGACGCCCTAGCAATGGATGTGATACCGTCATGAGTGTGCGCTTGGCCAGTAACCGTATTGGCTGCTGCAGCAGTGCCGATTGTAATGGGCTTGCTGTCATTGATGGTCAATGCATTTTGTTTTGCGTTAATTGCAGTTTCAAGGGCAGAACCGCTCTGAGCCGCAAAGGCCGTGGCCGCGTTTCCTGAGATGTTCACTCCAGATACTGATGTCAGCTTGCCTTTTATGTAATCCCAGACAGTGGAACCAGTCTTATAGATGAATACGCCGTTTTGGGCGCTTTGTGTATCGATTCGCGAGAATACGATACGGTTATCGTCATCCATCGCAGTCGTGGATGCCTGAATGTTGCCATTGATGGCATATTCAGCAGCTTGCTTGGTAGTGGCACCAGTGCCGCCACTACTGATAGGTATAGCCACGCCGCTTGTGATGCCTTTTGAAAATTGTGTAACACCTGTTTCGGGATTTATGGTATATGGAGAACCGTAATTTGCTACGTTCGGATTT